CACGCAGTCGAACTCCACACCCAGATCCTCGGGACGCTTGGAGGCGCCCGCCGAGATGTCCACCCCCACCTCCGCCATGGCCCGCACGGCCAGCGGATTGAGCCCTTGCGGTCGGGTGCCCGCGGAATACGCCTCGAGCGCATCGGCGTGCAGCGCCCGGGCCCATGCCTCGGCCATCTGGCTGCGGCACGAGTTGCCGGTGCAGAGAAACAGCACGCGAGGCTTGCGGGTCGCGTCAGCCACAGCAGCCGCCTTTCCCCAGGTCGCACGACTTGGTCGGGCTGCACTGATCGAGCGCATCGGCGAGCGCCCGCAGCACCTCGGTGACTTCTCGGAAACGAACGGTGTAGTAGACCGCGCGTCCCTGCTTGCGAGCCTCCAGAACACCGGCGGACTCCAGCTGCGCCAGGTGGCGCGAGACCACGGAAAGGTCGACGGAGCAGCACTCGGCGACCTCACCCACCGAGCAGGGCCGCGCGCACTTGGCCAGGCAGGCGAGCAGCACAAGGCGCGTGGGATCCGACAGCGCTCGGAAGAATCCCGCATCCAGACGACGATCGATGGCCGCGCGGCGCCGCGCGGCCTGCCGGGGAGTTCGAGGCAATCCCTTGCTCGTTTGCGTCATCATGCAAATATGGGCCCGTCGGAGAGGAAAGTCAAGAGCGTGCCCACCGGTTGGTCGCCGATTTCCCGGCTCCGGCATTCGAGCCGGGAGGTTTAACCTCTTGTTTCCCAAAGAGAAAGCCCTTCGATGCGCTCATCGAAGGGCCTTGCTCTCTATCAAGTCGGGGTGGGCGGATTCGAACCGCCGACCTTTTGACCCCCAGATTCCTCGATGCGGTTGCCCAAAGCGTTGCGGGGGCGCGGGTTGCGCTCGCTCCGCTGTAGCCCCGCGAAATCGGGGGCTACGCGAAGCGGCGGGCCGACTTCATGCCGCGGCGGGTTGTTTCTCGCCGGGATCACCTGGGCCAGATCTCCGCGTAGACGGGCTCGCCAAATCGGAGCCGCATCGACTTGTGTTCGCGGCGGACCTCGCCTTTGGCGACCGTGTCCACGAGCCAGCGGTCGTCGATGGTGTCGGTGACTATGCCCGACTCGGTGAGTAGGTAAATCGTGACGTCGGGGGAGATCGTCGCATCGCGGTCGTTCTCGTAGATGATGGTGAGGCCCGCGCCGCTCGCATCGATCTCCAGGCCCCTGACGTACAGTCGCCTTCCGTTCACGGTGCGGCGATCGACGATCGGGATCAAGCCCGGGAACTTGTCGTGCAGGCGATGCTGGGCGGCGAGACGCTCTATCGCCGCCGCCTCGCGAATCCTCGCGGTCTCGGCGTTCGCAGCGTCCGCCTTCGCGCGAGCATCCGCAAGAATCCCCTCAGCGCCGGCATTTGCTTCGGCGAGCGTTCGATCCGCCGACTGGCGCGCTTGGAGGGTGATCTCGTCCGCCCGATGGCGGCCGAGGAGGCCGGGCAGGAACCAGCCGATCGCAAGTCCGATTCCGAGAGCGAGCACGATGGGCATCTTCACGCGCCGGTCCTCCGGTTGGGTTGGGCCTTCGGCTTGGTCGCCGATCGCGGAGTGATAGGCGCGTGGATCTCGATCGTGCGGCCCTCGCCGGCGTCGATGGGGCCCGAGTGCAGCACCCACTGCCCTGAAGGGTTCGGAGGGAGCGAGACATTGAGATGTGCGGCGGTGAGCTTCAGGGCGTGCAGCACCTCGCTCGCATGGCCCGCTTCGGCGAGGATCTGCACGTAGCTGTGCGCGCGAGACGCGAGCGGGTCATCGCTCAGATCGAATGCGACGGGCGACCGCGAGACTTTCCAGGCCGTCGCGGCGGCCTCGGCCTTCAAGTGGGCCATGGCTTCGCGACCCTGCTTCGCCAGGGTCTCCAAGCCGGCGAGCTGGAAGTAGGAGGCGATGTCCAGGTCGCTCATCGGGGCTCTGGCGTGTAGCACCTTGAAGACATCGAGGGCGGCGCTGCGTCGCCAGGGACATTTTTCCGAGGCGATGCCGCGTTGAATGGACGTAGCCGACAGCCCTGACGCCTCAGCGAGAGTGATCTGCGTGAAGCCGCGAGCCTCGTAAAGAGCCTTCAGAAGCTTGCCAAAGTGCATTTGTCGCCTTTGTAGCCCCCGCGGGAATCGGTTTCGATGGAGTTTTCCACAATGGGTAGCCGATGGAGGTGCGGACTTGACTTGGCTAGCCATTGGTGGTACTACTGGTTAGTCAGTTCGAGGCGACCCGCAACGCGTTGGGCCGCCCTGAACGGCTCACCCCGGGCGGGTTTCGCGACCCGCTCGGGACTTTCAGATGCGGGGCGGACGGGACTTCGGGGCGGTGGGCTTTCAGGGAGCCACCATGGCGCAGAAGAAGAAATCGAAGGTTGCCGCGGCGACAACGACCACGACGAAGACGCGGATCGACGGGGCGGGCGATCCTCCGGTGATGACCAGAGTTTCCGGGTGGTATTCGGCTGGCGGGGGCGGACGCAACGGACAGATGGAGGCGCAGGCCGTGACGGTTGGCGCCGCGGCGGGCAGGGGCATCGCCCCCGCGGTCTGCTCATTGACGCTCAGCCGAGTCACCAGGTCCGGGCGGACCGAATACTGCCGGATGGAGTTCTCGACCGAGGACGCCCGCCGCATCGGCGAGCAGATGGTCGAGGCGGCCGCCGCGGCGGCCGCGGAGGGCGAGTGATGCCCCGGCACGCGACGCTGCAAACTGAGGAGATCGGCCGGTCTGCACGCCAGATCGCCGCGGCGACGAGCTGGCTTGGCGCCAGCATCTGCGGATTCGTGAACGCATGCGGTGGACCCGCCGAGGCCGCGGCGATCGCCCCGTGCATGAAGCTCGATCGGTTCATCCAGTTCGAAACGATCGACGGAGAGATCGTGGCGAGCATCCGCGGCCACTTTGGCATGCGGCGGGCGTCGGAGGTGTCGCGATGAACACTTGGACGAAGAGCCGCACGCGAGGTTGGCTTCTGGCCAATCTGCCGAAATGTGCCGACGAGGCCATGTCGATGCGGGAGCTTTTTCAGCGCGCTGTGAATAGTGGGCAGGCGTTCGGACTTCGGGGACTGCGCAACGCGATGGGTCGCTTTCGCAACCTCGGCGACGTTGGGGTGGTGCTGAAGACGAAGCAGGAAGGGACCTTCGGCACGTATCCGGTGGAGTGCTACTACCTGAAGAACCCGGCAGCGGGAGAGCGACGTGGCGCATGAACAAGCGACCTGCGATCACGGCGCCGGTTCGCCGCGGGGCCCGCGTGCTGCGGGAGTGCGATGCGAACGGGCGGCTGGATGTCTCCGGCCCGGCGCCAAAGTTCGGCGGCGTGCGCGGGCGCGACGCGGCCGACCTGAAGAAGTACTTCGAGTGGAACACGCGGATGGGGGACTTCCTCGCCGACCAGGCGGAGGCGGAGCTCGCGGCGAGCGAAGGGGGTGCGGCGTGATCTCGATACCCGCGGGCGACTTGATGAATCCGGAGATGACGCGGCTGCTCGTGATGGAGGACATCCGCGTGTCGCAGGAGGAGCTCGTGACCGCGTGCCGAATCTCGGAGATCCTCGCCGGGCGACCCGACGGCCTGAGCGTGCAGATGCTCAAGCCCTGGGCGATCAAGCTCATCGCCGCGGCCGATGCGCTCGGGCTCGGATTCGTCCATGTGCGATGGCTCGAGGATGGGCCCGACCACGTGCGCCTGGTCGCGAGCGGCCGGGATGCCGACGGCGTCACGCGGCGCTGCGAGCTCGAGTTCGACCGGCAGGGAGCGGCGAGGCTGGACGGGCGGCGGATGATCTTCGCCGCGGCGGATGCGATCGTGAACGGCCAGATCGAGGTCCGCACCCGCGACGGCGTGGTGCGCCCCGGCGACCGAGCGACGTTCCCGGATGGGTCGGAGGGGATCGTCTGCCATGCGCCGGGAGGGGACCGGTAGATGAACCCCTGCGATTCGCCGAGCACCAGGCCGGTCGGATCCATCGCCGCGACGATGGAGGCGATCATCGCCGCGCTGCCGGCATGGATGGTTCTTTCGGACCGGCGCCGCACGGAGATCGCCGCGATGCTCGGATCGGCCGATGCGCTGGGCCTGGGTGAGCGATGGGCCATGGTGGAGACGCGGGCGACGGGCGGGGGAGCGGCCATGGTGCTCGTGAGCGTGTACGGGCGCGATGAGGATGGCATCGTGAGGGGGGACTCGGTGGATCTGTGGTCGTGTCCGGGACCGCGGTCGCTGTCCCCGCGCCGGAATGCGGCGCCGGGAAAGGGGGGCCGCTGAGCCATGATCGAGCATGTCACGCCAAGCATCGAGGGCAATCCGGGCGAGCGGATCAAGCGCCTTCGCGAGGCGAGGGGGATGTCGGTGCATGAGTGCTGCGACGCGGTATGGAACTGCTCGGAGCAACAGTGGAGGGCGATCGAGGCCGGAGACGTGAGGCTTGGATGGAAGCGGGCGGCCAGGCTGTTGGCCGCCATGACCAGACGAGAGCCGCTGGCCCAGAGCGACCTCGATGCGTTCGCGCGGGAGAACGACCTCCCATTCGAGGTTCGCGATGCGATGAGCGGTTATTACTCGCATCCGGCCAGGCGACTTGGTCGCCGAGGTGGTGACGGCACCTGGGCCGCGGATATGGGTGAGCTGCGTGATGGGATCCGCATGGGCGTGGCGGCATCGCTCCGTGACGCCGAGAGCCTTCCTCTGGCGATCGAGAAGTTGCGGGCGGTCGGGTTGCAGTTGAGCGTGCGGGACGGTGTGGCGCGAGTTTCGATGTTGCTCGAACCAATCGCGGAGGGCGGCTGAGCCGTGGCGAACATTCGCGTATTCAAGATCTGGGATCGCGGCGAGGAGCGACTCCTGACGCTCGAAACAGCCCGTGAGCGAGCGGTGTCTTTGGCGGCCGCGGTTCGCGGGCTCGATGAGGCCGAGCAGGAGGCTCGGAAATCGCACCTCGCGAAGCAGGTGGAGTTTGGCGCGTTTGTGGTGCAGATTCGCTCGCAGCTCGATTCCGACGAGACGTTCCTCGATTGGATCAAGGAGTCGAAGCTGGGCCACTTCCAGAAGGTGTACGCGGCAATCGGGCTGGCCGAGCAGCTCGCATCCATCCGCGGACTTCTGGACAAGGAGAGGTTGCGGGCGGCGATCGACGCGTACAACGAGGCCGCGCCTCGGCTCGGCTATCTGCCGCTGAAGCCAGAGTCGGAGTCGGTGCGGACGGCCGAGGTCGCACTTGGCATGCGCCCGGGGCGAGTCGCCGGAAGAGAAGCCGATCCCCAGATCAAGTTTTCCGGCGCGCCGGAAACCCGGAGTAGGGGGATGACGGTCGCGGCGATCGACGCGATGGACGATGAGATCGACGCGATCAGCGGGACCGGCTCCTACTCGCCGGTGGGGAACGGCAGTTTGGCCCGGGCCGGGACGGCGGAGGGGTTCTCCGCGCCGGCCGCCCGGGCGGGATCGGGAGTGGCCGGCCGGTCTGCGGGCGAGAGCCGCGACGCTCTTCCTGCCGCGGGCGAGAATGCGCGCGATGCCGGGCAAGGGCCCGCGCCTCGCGAGACCGGCCGGGCTACCCCCGCGGCGCGGCGGACGCCGGGGCGGGACATTCCCGGCCAGATGGGCCTGGATGAGGAGTACGCCAACGCCGCGGCGATCGGGGAGCGCGTCGTCGAGATGCTGCGATCGCACGCCGTCTCTCCGGAGCTCATGCGGCGATTCGTGGCGCTGGCCGCCGAGGCGGGCGTGCCCGGCCCGTCCGCGGAAGGGGGCGCGTGAATGGGCTTCACCGCGACCATCGAAGGACGGCGGGTGCGGTTCTGCAAGCCCGCGCCCACGCGCGCGGAGCTGAGCGCCCGCGAGGCGATCGAGGCGGAGCGGGCGGGGATGGCGGACCGGCCGCTGCACTGGACCGAGGCGATGCGGCGGATCTTCGGGGAGGAGCGGACCTTCGACACGTTCCGCCGGCTGCGCTCCGAGGGCGCGATCGTGCGGGGGCGGCGCATCGTGCTGGGGACGGTGGCCAGGCCTGGCGGGGCGCGCGTGCTGGAGAGCCAGGTGGATGCGTTCGTGGCGGAGTACGAGCTGGCCGCGGGGATGGCGAGGCAGAGCAGCAAAGAGCAGGTAGGCAAAGCTGCGAACCAGCGTCCGCGGGATGCGGGGCTGCGATTGATCGGGACGTTCGAGACGGTCGTTGGAGCGCACCTGGACGTCACGGGATGACGGACGGGTGTCTGTGCGTGCGGGCCCGGGTGCGTTGCCCGGTGACCCGAGATCGACGGGGGCCGCGCCCGGCTGTGCAGGCCTGGGCGGCCATTGGCGGTGCGGGACGGGGCGTGCGAAAGGCGGGCGAGCATGGACGCGTTCTGGGACCTGCTGCGAAGGCTGAACGTGGAGCGGTGCGAAATGCACTTTCACTCGTGCGCATCCTGGTCGCTCGATGCGTGGGGCATCGCCTGCTTCGGTGAGCTGGGCGAGGCCTGCAACGAGATCAAGAAGATCATCCGCGGCGACGGCAACTCGTCGCGATTGGCGGCCGAGCTCGCGGACGCGGTGATCTACAGCGATCTGCTCCTGCATCGAGTGGGCTTCAGCCTGGCCGCCGCTGGCTGGGCATCGATCGAGGCGCTCGATGGTGGCTACCGCTATCAGGAGAGTGCAGATCGGGCTTGCACCCGGCCGGAGTTTGCCGAGAGTGTTGGCGTGCACATCGTGCGAGCGAGCCGCAGACTCTACCTTGGATCTGGCGATGGCTCGTTCGCGATCATGGGGGCGGGCGATCTGCTTGCCGCGCTGTGGCGAGGGTTCGGGCTCGCTGGCGTCAAGCCGGTGCGAGCGATCACGGAGAAGTTTGACGAGGTCAGTCGAAGGGTCGGCTACTCGCGATCTCTCGCGATGGAGCTGGACGCGATCGCGGCCTGATGAGAAACAGCGGATTGGGCGTGGCGGAGCCACGCCGATGCAGCGGATGGAGACGCGGAAGGCGACGGCGACGAACATGCGTGAAGCATCACACACGACCGGGTATGGCGCAAGTGGGGATCGGGGGCGGATGCCCATTGAGGATGGGCGGCCTCGGCGCGCGGACGCCGAGCGTCCATGCGATCGCCGGAGGGCACCGCGGACGGCCGTGAAGGCGGGCGCGCTCGGTCCGCAGGGACAGGTGGTCTGGAGGGTGTGCCGCTCCCTGGTGTTCGCGGCCACGCGCGGCGGGTTCGGCGGGGGAGGCCCGCCGGGCGAGGTGGCCAACCGAGAGATCGTCGCGAGGCTGCTGGGCACGAGCGTGAAGACGCTCGAGGGGATGATGGCGCCGAGCGACGTGCGGAACTTTCGCGCCGACCAGCTCATGGCGCTGATGACCGCCGAGACAATCGTGCCCGAGGAGGCGCGGCACCAGGCCGCGTTCCTGCTGTGCGCCGAGTGGGGCGGGACGTTCACGCCGGAGACCGATGCGCAGAGCCGGCCGCAACTCTCGCTCTCGGGCCTCGAGCTCGCGGCGACGACGGGGCGGGCGGCCCACCTGATCCGCGAGGCGCAGGCCGATGGGCGCGTGGATGAGCTGGAGCGTGCTGGGATCGCCGCGGCGGTCAGCGATGTGCGGCGGGCGGCGGGGGATGTGCAGAGAGCTGCAGCGGGGGCGGTGGCGGGTGAAAGGAGATCGCGATGAAGAATCGGATGCTGTTGATCGCGGCGATGCTACTGAGCGCGGCGGGCGAGAGTGGAGAGCCCGGGAAGGGGACGGCGGCCGCGCCTCCGGAGACCAACCCGACGCCGGCGGCGGTGAAGGCGGCGCAGGTGCCGAGCGTGGGGCGGGTCGTGCACTACTGGCCGCCGGGGTGCGGCGGGAAAAAGAAGCAGCCGTATCCGGCCGTGATCACGCACGTGCAGGCCGACGGCTCGGTGAACCTGGGTGTCGCCCAGGATGGCGAGCACCGCCTGGACGACGTGCTCCCGTGCCGCGTGGAGCAGCGGAAGGCCGAGGGGCATGAGCCATCGTGGGATTGGCCGCCTCGGGGTTGAGCCGCGGACGCCGGTGAGGAGCTTGCCGGCGTCGGCGGGTGACACCGCGGACGCCGGATTGGAAGGTGCACGATGAGCAAGGACACCGTTCGATCACTGTCTCGATGGATCATCGCGATCGGCCTGCTCGCGCTGGGCATGCTGCTCATCGCCGAGAGCGCCGCGGACCTTCGCCTCGGCTTCTTGGCCCTGGCCGCGGGGAGGATGCTCCTGGCGTGGCCGCTGTGGCTGTGCGTGCTGGAAGCGATCCGAGCGCTGAGGCCGAGTCCCCCCGCCGCGCCGCCCGAGGCGCAGCCGGGACCGACGGCGCCGGTGGTGAACAAGGCCGAGACGGTCCGGCACGAGCAGCCGCGACCGATCCGCGTGCACCCGCTGGTGTTCATGGTCATGCAGGGCAAGGGGCCGCGGATCGGGTGCGAGTGTCCATCGTGCCGGACGTTCCGGGAGGCGATGGGCTCGACCGGCATCGGCAACAACTGAAACAAGGCGGGCGCGAGCGCAAGGAGGCGCGTGATGGGATACACAGGACGCAACAGCGGGGGCAAGCCATTTGGTCCGACGGCGGAGAAGCGGTTCCGCGATCGGCGTCGGTCGGCGACGGAGCACCGGCCTGGGGGCTGGAGGATCGAGCGGCAGCTCGCCCAGGGGAAGCGGTTCACCGTGCTGCGCACGCTGCCGGCCGGCCTCGGGCCGCAGTCGGCCTTCCAGGAGTTCCAGGCCTCCGTGCATCGCGGCGAGCAGCCGGGGGCCACATCGCGGCTGCTGCGGCTTGTCGGCCCGCGGGGGGAGATCGTGCAGACGGTCAACGTGGAGGAGAAGCGGCGGGACGCCGCGGCGGCGTCGCGCATGACGGTGCGGGTGGGGACGATCGGCGGGAAGAGTGCGGGCGAGATGTTGGCGCAGTGAAGCGCCAGGAAAGGCGGGCAGGATGCTGGTGATCTCGAGGAATGTCGGGGAGGAGATCGTGATGTTCGGACCGGGGCTGGCCCAGAGCGTGGAGAAGATCGTGGTGCGGATCTCGAGCGTGCGGGGCGACAAGGTGCGGGTCGCCGTGGATGCGCCGATGAGCCTGAGCGTGCACCGGCGGGAGGTCTACGAGCGGATCCGCTCCGAGCACGCGGCCGCGGCGGGACTGGGGGTGCGGCGATGAACATCAACGTCTCGCCCGATGCTCGCGGGCACTTCTGGGATGAGCCCCCCGCGGGCGCGATGGAGTTCTGGGCGTTCTCGAGGTTCGCGCCACCCTGCAGGGTGGGCGACGAGCTCGTCTTCCGGTTCGACGGCGTCGCGGTCGCGAGGGCGGTCGTGCACGCGATCGAGGAGCCCGGCCGCGGCGCGTGCGAGGCGAGCGGGAAGTACGAGAACGCGTGGAAGGTGTTCTGGCGGCCGGAGAGCTTCGAGGACCTGCGCGGCGTGAGCGCCAAGGACCGTCCGCCGCCGACGTCGGGCACGCGATCGAGGGATCGCTCGATGGGACAGGGGCGGCTGTTCGCGCCGCCCGCGGATGCTCCGAAGAGAGGGAGGATGCTGTGACGACCATTGTGGCGCATCCGGACAACATTCGCGTGCTGCTCAATCGGTTGTGGCAGTCGAGGATGCTGACGCCGCCGCCGGCCGGCAAGGCGGCGGCGATGGCGACCATCATGTTCGGGATTCGCGTTGTCGGGGATCCGCGCATGCAGCTGCACCCGACCGTTCGGCTGGAGCTCCACGAACCGCCGCCGAGATTCATCGAGTACGAGGAATCGGACGGAGATTGGCTGAGGTACTTCGGGTACATCAAGCCCTTCGAGTTCGAGGATACCGCGTCGCTGTTGTTTTACGAGTTCGACGCCGGGGCGGCGGTGCCGCTCGGCGGAGTTGGCATCTGAGATCGCGCGAAGGGCGGCGGGTGAGAAAGCGGGCGAGACACCGTGAAGAAGAAGACCAGGGAGAAGAAAGGCAAGGCGAGAGCGGCGGCCAGGAGCGGGAAGAAGAAGACGGCCTCCAGGAAGGGCGTCGTCGTCAGGAACAAGGTGGTCGCGATCGGTCCCAACACGAACGCGATCGTGCCGATCGATGCGGACGAGAACGAGGTGCGGGCGCGCTACGGGTTGAAGGCGCTCCCGGGCAAGCGTGGCGACGAGGCGGTGGCGCCGCCGGCGCCGTCCGAGCCGCTGCCCGAGCCCGAGCGGCGCACGATCCGCATCGACGAAATCGACGACGCTGCCGCCGGCGGACGCACGGCCCTGGAGAACGACGACGAGCTGAGCCAGCTCGCGGACTCGATCAAGCGCTCCGGGCTCCTGCAGCCGATCGGCGTGATCCGCAAGGCCGCGCCGGTGAAGGGCAAGAAGTACACGCTCGTGTGGGGGTATCGGCGAACGCTCGCGATGGGCCTGGTCGGCGATGCGACCGCGAGCATCGACGCGAAGGTGTACCCGGCGTCGGCGGCGGGCCGCGAGGAGGAGCTCCGGGCGATCGAGAATGTGCAGCGGAAGGACTGGAACCTGATCGAGGAGGCGATGTGGGTCGCCAAGCGCCTGGACCAGGTTCCGTGCGGCGAGGACGGCGCGACGTCGCTGAGCGCGCGATGCCGGCGAGTGGGCTCGGAGATTGGCAAGAGCGAGTCGTGGGTGCTCGACCGATCCTACCTGGCGAGGCTCTCGGGCGAGGCCCGCGACCTTGTCGCCTCCGGCATGCTTCCGCTGCAGCAGGCTCGCGAGATCGCGACGCTCGCGGACCCGGCGCTGCGCGACCGCATGGCGGACATGGCGGCCCGGAAGGAGGATGGGAGCGGCGGCATGGACTACGAGCGCGTCGCGCGGTGGTGCCGGCAGTACCGGCACTCGCTGCGGACCGTCCCGTGGCGCATGGATGTGGGTTTCGCCGGGGCGCCGGCGTGCGCGACCTGCCCGAGCAACAGCGCCAACGACCTCACGCTCTTCGCCCACGACCAGGACGAGCACGGCGTGGTGACCGAGCTCGGGGCCAAGGGCGCTGGGCTGTGCATGAACCAGGCGTGCTTCGAGAAGAAGCGCCGCGCGGCCGAGGCGAGCATCAACGCCGGCGTCGCCAAGGTGAAGGCGGCGAGGAAGGAGGACAAGGCTCTGGCGGTGAACGCCACGTGCCTCGAGGAGAAGAAGCTCATCCCTCCGACCATCAAGGTCTCCTCGTTCGTCCGCAAGGCCCAGAGCGAGGCGCTGCCGGCCAAGCGGGCCTCGAAGGACGACGATGGGAAGGACTTGCCGGGCGGCGGCCCGAAGGCCGACACCGAATCGCCGGCGGCACGCGCCAAACGCAACGCGAGGGAGAAGTTCGACGAGGCCGAGGCGGAGTGGCAGAGGGACGCCGTCAAGCGCGTGTACCTGGCCCTGGCAAAGGTCCCCGGCGCAATGGTGGCGATGACCTTCTACGTCTTCGTGTGCAACCGGATGAACGCGCTGGAATGCGCGTGGGGCGGCAGCGACACCCAGGCGCGGTGCGCCAAGCTCTGCCAGTCGCCGGACATCCGGGAGCTGCTCCGGCAGATCGCGACCGGCAAGCTCGGCGACGTGCGCCCCCTCGAGGAGGATGTGGCGAAGCTCCTGAGCGATGGCCGCCAGGCCAGCAAGCTGACCACCGCCGAGGAGCTCTTCGACCGAACCGACCGGTGGGGCTTCGCGGTGTACGAGACGCTCGCCGAACTCGCGGGCGTCAAGCTCGCCGACCGGCCGGTGCTCGACACGTTCCTCGAGGCCCAGGGCGTGAAGCCGGCCGCGAAGGACAAGGACAGGTAACTCTCTATCTCGCTCGCGCGGCCCCGGCGAGACGCCGGGGCCGCGCTTTGGTCGGCACCAAAGAAGGAGGACGGCGCATGGAAGCGGCGATTCGAGTCGGGCTTGGCGGGCCGGTGGAGGAATGGACCGCGGTGGGCGTGCCCACCGAGCGTGCCCCGAGGGCGGTGTTCCGCTTCGAGGCGGACGCTGCGGCGTTCTTCGAGTCGCTGCGGCACGCACTGGCCAGCCGCAAGCGCGACGGCACGCACGGCATGGGCGGGGCCGCGTTCATGGACAAGCGGAGCGTGGCGATGGGCGAGTGGGACGGGTGCGAATCCGCCGCGGCGGCGGGAGAAAGCGAGCGAGACGATGGAGCAGTTCGAGTACAGGATGATCCAGGACCAGCTGCTGACGATCGCAGGGCTGGCCTCGATGCTGGACCTGGAGGGGTTCGTCGCCGCGGCCTCGAAGGCGGAGTCGATCGGATTCCTCACCGACCCGACGGCCTACCGCCTGGCGATGGACCGGCTGCCGAAGATCAGGGAGCTGGCCGAGGCGATGATCCGGGTGAAGATGATCCGCGCCGAGCTCGCCAACATCGTGTTGAACGAAGAGTCGAGCCCGGGCTGGAGAAGCCTGGCGGGCCAGGTGCGGGAGACGCGAGAGGCGCTCGGGCTTCCCGCCGCGGCAGGATCTCCGACGATGTGCTCATCAACCGGATCCTCGGCGGGGTGAACGACATCCAGGCCGACGGCGTGGTCGAGCTCTGCAGGCTCGAGAGCGCCCCGTTGCTGCAGGACCGGATCCGCGGGCTGTGCGGCCGGGGCCTGCTCGAGCACGTGCGGTGCGAGCTGAGGCCCAAGCCGGCGGGTTCCGCCGGGCGAAGTCCCCGCTGGTACCTGGTCGGGCCCCACGCCGCGGTGCAGAGGAGCGTGAGCGCGTCGCCCGCCCACAACGGGCACGTTCCACCAGCCGCGAGACGCCGCGGCCGGCCGCCGGGATCCAGGAACAAGCCCAAGCCCGCGACAGCCGGCCCGGCGCGGCCCGGCGTCGGGCCCGGGGGACGCGTCTACGTGCGGGTGAAGGGGCACAAGTACTCCGGATCGATCGGCACGCTCACGGGCGCCCGCGCCGGCGATACGGTCGAGGTGCGATTCGCCGACGGCGTGACGGTGAGGATGGATCTCCTGCAACTGGGAAAGGTGTGACCATGGCCTACCCGCCCAAGGCGCCGAAGCTGTTCGGCGAGAGCGAGACGAAGTCCCGGCAGCAGAAGGATGCGCGGCCGCTGATCGTGCTTCGCATGACAGGCAAGGCCACGCTGGAGGAGATACAGGGCCAGCAGAAGGTCGCGGCCGAGCACTTCGCGCCCTTCGGGGTGCGGGTCGCGATCATCCCGTTCGACCTGGAGTTCGCGGGCGTGGTGCCCGCGGTTTGAGGGCTCGGCGGGGTGGGCGGGGCAGGGCCCCGCCGGTGGAAACTCAATCAGACGAGCAGCATGGACGACGCTCACAACCAACCGGACACCGCCAGCGACGGCGGGCAGGGATCAAACCCGCCGCGCAAACCCCGCGAAGTTCGCGGCAAGTGGGACTTCAAGGACGCCCGCGGCGCCATGCGCGTGTCGCCGCGGCGGACCTGCCCGGTCTGCGGCGGCGACACGAACTGCCAGATCTCGGCGGAGCATCCCGGCGTCGTCGGGGCGAGGGCCGTGCTCTGCAGGAGGCGGTTCGAGGCGCCCGAGTTCGACCTGGGCGTTCGCCTGGCGGGCGCGGACGGGGTGGTCCGGGAGGCGGGGCGCAAGAGCGCGGGGGGCCGGCTGTGGGAGCCGATCGGGAGCGACGGCCGGGTCGTTCGTGCCCCCGTGAAGTCCGCCGAGCAGGCCGCGGCCGAGGAGGTCGATGACGCCGAGCGGGATGAGGCCAAGCGCCAGCTCGCCGAGCAGGAGTATCTCCGCGCCTGCGGGGGATCGACCGCGGAGCTGCGCGGCGTCGATCATCCGATGGTGCGGGACTACCTCAAGGCCCGCGGGATCGACCCCGCGTGGTTTCCCGGCGGCGTGCTGCCCAAGTGCCTGCGGTTCGATGATCGCTGCCCGGTCTACTACGACTTCGAGCGCGGCGGGGGTTGGGGCTCGAGGCACCCGCTCAAGGTCGTGACCAGGCCCGCGGGCAACGGCCGCCCCGCGATGACGGCCGGCCGGACGCTCGCGGATGTGCCCGAGCCCTCGCGGTCGCCGGCGATGGTGGCCGCGGTGATCTCCAAGCACGACAAGCCGAGGCTGATCCGCGGCGTGCACGCCACGTACCTGGTCAGGGGCGAGGACGGGAGCGTCCGCAAGAACGAGGAGCGGATCCAGGGCGGCCGCCGCGAGTTCGCGCCATGCGACGGCGTCGTGGTGGTCGGCGCCGGCTCCGAGGGGATGTCCGCGGCGAGCATGTTCCCGTCGGGCGTCGCGATCGCCGGCGAGGGATTCGAGACGACGCTGAGCGCCTACGTGGCGTGCGGGTGCTTCCACACCGGCCTGGTGTGCGCGCATACGACCGGGCTGAAGAAGCTCCCCGCGACGCTCGCGTCGATGGAGCCCCAGAGCCGGCAGCTGCACACGCTCGTGCTGCTGGTGGACCTGGACAAGCTGAGGGCCTCGGACGGCGCGATCTCCCGGACCGGGCAGCGCGTGTGCCCGAAGGTCGCGGCGGACGTCGCGAAGGCCTGCCCGTGGATCTCCGTGCACATGGCCGTGATCCGCGCCAAGCACTGGAAGGAGCTCGCACGCCGCGTGCAGCTCTCAGGGGAAGATCTCGCGGCCGTGATCAAGGATCCGGGCAAGCTGGGCTGCGGCGTCGAGCGCATCATCCCGATCGCGGCCGCCTTCGGCGGGTCGGGCGTGAGCTGGGAGGAAGATCAGCCGATCGATCCGGCCAAGGGCGTGGACTGGAACGACGTGCTCAAGCTCGTCGTGGCCGAGTGGGGCGCTCCGGATGAGCGGTTCACCGTGGGGCGGGCCATCATGGAGGGCGTGGACCTCAAGGCCAACGAGGCGATCTCGAGGGCCTGGTGGGAGGCGAACCCGAACGGCCCCGTGTCTGTTGCGTCATCATCCCCCGGCCCCCATGAGGGACTGCCTTCGCACGAGGGTGACACCGGTGCCACGGGTGGCGGGCAAAGCCCTCCTCCCGGGGGAAAGGGGAGCGTCGCATCAGGGGGAGGCTCGGGTGGCGGCGGAGGCAACGCCGCGGCGATCGAGGGGAGCGACGACGATGAGCAGGGGCAGCTCCCGGAGACGGACCTGGGCCGGGCGCGGATGTTCCTCTGGCAGACGGCGGCGCCGCGCGAGGGCGACCGCGCCGGGGCAGTGTACGAGTTCAAGTATGTCGATGGGGAGTGGAAGCGGTGGGCGGGCAACGTCTGGCGGCGGATGCGTGGCAAGGGCGAGGTGCTCCCGATTCGCGGCATGGTGCGTGAGTGGATGACGGGCAAGTACACGTGGAAGACCCGGTCGGTGAAGGGGACCGACGGCGAGAAGAAGACCGAGCGGTACAAGGAGTATGTAAACCCGTCGCTTAAGGCCGTCGAGGCGGTGGCCAAGTGCGTGCTCGACGAGGTGCGGGTCGAGACGGAGGAGTCGCGGTTCTGGATGCCGCCGGACTTCAACCCGATCGGCGAACCGATCGTCGGGCGGCGGCCGTGGCAGCGGTTCATCGATCGGCCCGGGAAGCACCATCCCCCGCTGCCGGATCCGCGGGACCTGATCGCTCTGGACAACTGCCTGCTCGATTCTCGCGCCATCGAGGCGGGTCGTTTCGTGTCGCTGGGGCATGATTCGCGGCTGTTCAATGAGCACGTGCTCCCGTACGGGCTGCCGGTTGCCGACGTGCGGGCGGCCGTGGAGGGCGGCAACGGCGAGACCGCCGCGGCGATCCAGGCGATCGACGAGCTCGCGAATGAGCACTGCCCCAATGCGCTGGACTTCCTGAACGACGTCTTTCTCGCCGAGGAGGATCCGCAGGGCGCGGCGGAGCAGATCTGGGAGCTGCGCAAGCTCATCTGGTATTACTGCACCTACTACACCGGGTGCAAGGAGGCGAACATCGCCATCCTGCTTGGACCCGACAACGCCGGCAAGGGCACGGCGATGGACCTGATCAAGGGCGTGGTGGGCGAGGGCAACTACGTGACCTCCACCGTGGATGAGGCGGCCGACAAGAACCACATCACGAGCTGGCGGGGCCGACGGGTCGCGATGGTGAGCGAGGCCGAGAGCGGCGAGCGGGCCGACCTTCGGCGGTGCATGAACTTCTGGAAGCGGGTGTCCGGAGGCGACGAGGTCGCGACCCGAAAGCTGTACCAAGAGGAGGACCCGAATACCAAGCTCCCCACGAGGATCTTGGTCAGCGCCAACGAGATGCCCGACATGAAGGATCGGACGGGGGCGCTGCTGAGCCGCATGATCGCCTTCGCGTTCAAGCAGAGCCACACGGGCAAGACGACGTACGACCGCGGCCGGAAGGATCGGGTGATCTCCGAGGCGCCGGGTGTGTTCATCTGGGCGATCGGCGGGGGCCTCGAGGTGGGCCGGCTCAAGCGAGAGGGGCGGCAGGTCTTCTCCCAGCCACGTGCCGGCGAGGGCGCGCTCGCGAGCTACCGGGGCTACCAGAGCGACCTGCCCGAGTTCATCGCCCAATGGCTACGCATCGTGCCCGATCCCGAGGCGGATGAAAAGACCGTGCTGTTCTCGAGGGATATGTGGGAGGCGTACGTTGTCTACCGCAGGCTCGCCGACGACACGCACCCCGAGCGGGGAGGGCCCGCGACGCTGACGAAGGCAATCCAGACGCTGCTGTGGAAGGCTGGGTGGCGAGGCGAGATCGACGAGCACCGCCCCGTCATCGACCCACGGACGAACGAGCGGCGGCGCATGGCCGTGTACACGCACCTCCAGCTCACCGAGCTCGCCAGGGCGAACATCGCCGCGGTGCAGTCAAAGGGAACCACGTACGCGCCCGGCGGCAACGACAGCATGATTCCCTTCGGGGATTGAACCGCCCCCGGCCCCCACCACTCCGAATTAACCGCGACGGCGCACACCCGTCACTCGCTGCACTGGGGCTGGAGAGCTTTCCCAGCGGACCGGAGCGACGCATCGAGAGTTGATGCGATGTTCTGAGGGATTGAAGTGGGCCTCATGAAGGGCTTTGTACTGCGAGTGTGATGGGTGTGGTCGTGCGCCTGGAACAGGGGGTGGTGTCAGCGGAGCGCCTGGAACAGGGGGAGGGGGTCAAGGTACTACCCGGACCCCCGCCGCCAAATGAAGACGCGAGGCGACGGTGGTGGGAATTTTGGTGGGGTTGGAGTTTTGGCTTCCCGGGTGCGCGCCGTGTTCAGGGGGTGTTCCGGCGAAGTTCCGGATAAGTAGGTTGGACCTGAATATCCGGTTGGCTACGGTGATCCCGAGCAAGCACACGCTCCAACGCTCACCGCTCGGGTCGCTGCACACGCCCGGGCACGACAAATGGGTTCCCGGCTGCGGCGATGCGTTGCGCGCCGCCGGGGATTCGCGGAGCGGGCGATGAAAAGCAAGCGGCGGACCGGTCGGCTGGCCCTTCTGGGATTGGCGGTGTTGGGTCTCCTGGGCGTGGGGATCGCGGTGCAGGCGGGCGGGTGCGCCGAGAGCAAGCTGCAGAAGCAGATCTCGGCGCAGGATGCGGCCGCGGCGACGGCCGATGCCGCCGGCCAGGCCGCGGCGGCGCACGCCGCGGCGATCGACAAGGCCACCAAGGACGCCGCGGCCGCGGCCATTCCGGCGGGCGGAGGCCCAATGGATGCGGAGGTGTTCTACAACGAGCTGCGTGGCCGCCTCTCCGATCCCGCCGACCAGGCGAAGATCGTCGCGGCGGTGCAGGGAGGGACGGCGCCGGCGGCGGCGGGCTCGACGCTGCTGGCCCAGGCGCAGGCCGATGCGGCCAAGTACGCGCAGCAGGCGGCCGACGCGCGCGCCGAGGCCGACAACCTTCGATCGCAGCTCGCGGCGGCGCACGCGAGCGACACGAGCACCTGGACGCAGGTCATCTCGAGCGCGGGCGGCCTGGCGAATCTGTGGATCCCGGGCCTGGGCACGGTGATCGGCGCGCTGGGCACGCTCGGGGTCCAGAAGCTGCGAGGCACGACGTACACCGACGGGCAGGCCGACGGCGCGACGCAGGTCGCCCAGGGCGTGGCGACGCTGCGCAAGGCCGTGCCGGCGGTGGATAAGGCGCTCGACGCGGTCGGGCCGCTGCTCAAGGCGATTGTGAACTCGACCATGGACGATCACGTCGCCGCGGCGGTGGCCGAGAACAAGGACACCGTCGCACCCGACGCCGCTGACACCGTGCTCGCGACGCTCGGGCCGCCGGCGCCCGCGACGGCCGCGGCGTGATCGCTCCGGACCACCTTTGACCACCTTTGACCACCTTTTCATGGCTCCCGCGCGGCGAGCGCCGCGCGGGAGCGCTTGGGAGAACCGATGAGCGTGCAGCCGCCGACCATCGCGGGGCCGGGGATCGCCGAGAACGGCGGCGCGGAAGTGCACGCGCAGCTGGACCGTCGCGTCTCGAACATGGAGAGCTGGGCGGGGACGCTGCAGAAGTCGATCGACCGCGTGGAGGAGGAGGCCCGCCAGGGCCAGGCGAGGCTGGAGAGCAAGCTCGACCAGCAGACGCAGCTGATCATGGCGAAGATCGAGTCGATCTCCACGCGGCAGCTCGCGGGGCAGCGGACGAACTGGGGCGTGCTCGCCTCGTGGGTAGGCGTGGGCGTGGTGCTCGTATCGGCGGTGGGCATCGCGTACACGCGGCCGCTGGAGGCCTCGACGGCCTCGCACGAGCGGCTGCTGAGCGTCCTGGATGAGCGGGAGCGTGTGAACCACGACCGGGCGATCCGCAACGAGGAGCGCACCGCCGCGCTCCGCGAAAAACTCGGTTTGCCGGCGACGCCGGCGGGAGTGACGCCGTGAGCGACCTGCTGAGGCTGCACAAGGACGACGCCCGTGTGCTGCTCGTGCGCGCCGATGAGATCGTCGCGATCAGCGTGGAGCGATCCGCGGATGAGCAGCGGCCGGACACGGTGCTCATCATGCTGCGCGGCGGCGAGTGGATCGTGCTTGGGCCCACGCCCGTCGGGGCGCTGTGTGAGAAGGTGTTCGGCGCGGGCTTGATCCACACGGTCGAGATCGGCGGCAATGAAAGCTCGCGGAAGTACGAGGCGCAGATCCGCGAGAGATACGTCGGCGAGCGCAAGCCGGCGGTGCCGCCGTCGATGCCACTGCCTGCCATTGCGGCCGCCCCGGCGGGCCGACCGAAGGGAGACATGCCGTGAAACGCGCTCCGATTGTTTGCATTTCCGGCTCGACGCGGTTCGTCGATCGCATGGCCGTCGCCGCGTGGGAGTTCGAGAAGCGTGGGGAGATCGCTCTGGGCTGCCACTTGCTGCCTGCCTGGTACGGGGCCGAGGCGCATCACCAGGCGGAGAAGGAGGGCGTCGCCGAATCGATGGACAAGCTGCATCTTCGCAAGATCGATCTTGCGGATCGGCTCTTCGTGGTGAACGTGGACGGGTACATCGGCGAGAGCACGCGACGGGAGATCGCCTACGCGACGTCGTTGGGCAAGCCGGTGAGCTACCTCGAGCCGGTCGCGGGAGGTGCGTCGTGAGCGAGCGATTCGATTACGGCGGCAAGCGGGCCGATGGCCAGTACGAGCGACACCCCGAACTCCCAGATGCGGAAGCCGCGGCGAAGGTTCGGCCGGTGCGGGCGAATTACAAGCACGTCGGGCCGCCGCGGCCAACGGGCACGCTGCGCGATCTCACGGAGATGGAGAAGCGCGACTTTGCGACCGAGGGGTATGTTGCGTTTGAGGAGTACGGCCCGGAGCGAGCGCCGTCGCTCGGACGCTACTGGACGAAGCGAGAGCTCGATGGCGGGTGCGGCGTCGTGACGCGCATGCCGCTGCACTGCGCCGAGACGTACGCGGCCAAGCCGGACTTCTACGGCTCGACGTTCTGCTGTGGATGCGGGAAGTACTTCCCGGTGGGCGCCAGCGGGGAGTTCGTCTGGATCGAGAACGACGGGAGTGAATCCAAGGAGCGTGTCGGCACATGAACGAGCAAACAAAGGCACATTTCGATCGTTACCACGCGGCGCTGCACGCGATGCAGAGCGGCGTCGCCATGGAGATGGAGCAGCCCGGGAACGCATCCGCCTCGCCAAAGCACCTTCGTGTGGGCGTCAACGCGGCGTTGTGCGACGGCTCGGGGCTCGCGAAGCTCCTGATGGCCAAGGGCCTGATCACCTTGGAGGAGTACGCCAAAGCGATCGCCGATGAGATGGAGGCGGAGAAGGCTCGTTACGAGCAGCGCCTCACCGAGCGGATGTCCAAGATGTCACCGAATCCCGATGGATGCAAGGTCAGCCTGGCCTGAATGGAGATCGCAATGCGCACGCGCCTCGCAGTTCTATTGATCGCGATCTCCGCCGCGGCGGCTTCGGCGCAGCCGTATCTTTGCGGCGTGCCCATGCAGACGCGGCCCTCGCACGTCGAGCGGGCGATGCTCGTGATGACCAATGCGTATCGGATGGCGCCGATCGCCTGCCGGGACGAGCTGCTGCCGGGTGCGGGGCCGATCCTCGAGGCGTACCCGGCGGTCGCGCCGCTTGCATGGGCCGACGGGCTTGGGGCCTCGGCACGGTTCCACTCGATCGACATGGCCGGGCACGACTGTCTGCAGCACAACGACTGCGACGGGTCGAGGACCTGGGCCGAGCGGATCGGGAGCTTCTGGCCCGGGTGGCGGCTCATCGGCGAGAACATCGCCGCGGGGTATACCGACCCGGTGACCGTGGTGGGCGGATTGATCGCCGATCCGCACGATGGGGCGCCCGCGGCCGACCACGACGGGTATGACGGGCACCGCTGGAACATCATGTACGACGGATATACGCACCTGGGCTGCGGCTTTGCCGAGAACGCCGCGGCGACGTACGCGCGGTACTACACGCAGGACTTCGGGAGGCCGCTGGATCCGAGCGCCGGAGAGGAGTGTGCTCGCTCGCCGATCGTGGCGGGCTCGCACGTGATGCTCGCGGGGGAGGCTTGGCTGCTGGCGAATGTGTATGACGCCGGCGGGGCAGCGCCCGCGGCGGTGATCGCGGTCGTGGACGGCGAGGCCTCGGCGATGGAGCTGCGATGGGGCGCCCCCGCGGCGGGGACCTATCGCCTGGTGCTCGCTGGCGTGGGCGCCGGATGCCATGGGTACCACTTCGCGGCGGATGCCGCGGGCATGCGGTGGCGCTACCCGGCGGCGGGCGAGCTCGCGCTCGGGTGCGCGATCGACGACGCCGAGGCGGGGGACTTCAACCTGGACGGAGTGCGCTCGGTCGGGGACATCTTCGATTTCCTGAACGCGTGGCTGGCTGGGGAGCGACGCGCGGATGCGGATGAGGACGGCGTGCTCACGACGGCGGACATCGGGGCGTTTCTCACGGCGTGGTTCGGAGGCTGATGATGCGCAGGCGAGACTGGATCCTGTGGTGGCTGGCCGTCGTGATCGTCGCGATCGCGACGAACGTGCTCGTGTCGCGGGCGATTGCCGGCGGAGCACCGCCGATGGTGCGCGTGTTCACCGAGCACCCGCTGGCCGCCCACGACGATCTCACGCGTGCGTTCATTACCGAGCCGGCGATCTTTCATGGTGAAGCGTGGAACCAGACGCCGTTCGAGCAGCAGGTGAAGAACGCGGTGGACCATTGGCTGCACCAGGCGCCGGGCTACCGCGGCGCGTGCTTTGGAGGCTGGTATTTCACGCCGCTGGTGACCCAGATCGACGGGCTGGGATACCCGATCGCCAAGGGCGATGCGCTCGCGGATTTCCGCGCGATGCAGTTCGCGAATCTCGACTTTGAAGGGGGACCGCAGGGCCGCATCACGCGGATCGTCAACGCCGCGCGTGGGGCGGGGATCACGCGGATCGACTTCGCGTATTTCGACTTCGAGAACGGCTACCAGGCGTGGGGCTTCCCCGACGCCGCAAAGCTCGCGGAGATCGTCGGCGATCCGGCCGCCCGGCGGAGGATGCCGGTGGATGTGCGGACGCTCAGCGCCACGAAGACGGCACCCGGCTTCGGTAGTCCGGACTGGCGGGCCTGGCAGATCGCGTTCGGGACGTGGTGCCAGAGGATCAACGTGTCGAGCATGAGGTCCGCGATCGCCTCGAGCGGCCTGGCGGCGCTGTGCCCGGACGCGATCGTGAACTTCGAGGGGACGCGTGTCGGCGCGTTCACCATGTACGACCTCAACGGCTGGCCGTGCGTGGCGGACTCGACCATCGACCGCGCGCACACGAGTTGCCCGTGCTGCTACCTGGACGATTACTCCATCGGCGACGCCGGCGGCGGACGCACGTACTTCAAGTGTCGCAGCCCGCCGGCCGTGAGCGACAAGGACCCGTTGTGGGTCGGGGTGATCGAGAACCTCAACCACATCCGCGCGACGATCGCGCAGGGGCCCTGCACGCCGGTGATCGAGACCTGCCGCTGGTCGCCCGATCGCGCCTACGCCACGGAGGTTCTGATCGCCCACGCGCTGCGGTGCGGCGTCCTCACCTTCGACCTGTTCAACCCGCCCGGGTGCCAGGAGCACGGCGAGGAGGCGGCGATGGCGGGGATCCTCGCGAGACAGTACCGGTTCGCGAGCGACGTTCGGCTCGCGCTGCCGGAGATCCCGCTCGACGCGGGCTCGATCGAGACGGGGGGATTCGTCACGACATACGCGGATTTCATGGCGGCGGTGCGGGCGTTCCGCCAGCCGGCACAGGAGTGAACGGACATGAGCATCGCAGACACGGAACTCTTCCACCGCGCCGACCGCATCCGCCAGTGCCTCGTGGACTGCATGGACGCCGACGACGCCGGGGGATGGGCGCACAGGATGTACTGGGCCACCTTCGGAGATTCGACCGGCGGCAACGGCAAGACCTGCTACCGCCCCGATGCCTATGGCAAGCACACCGCCGAGGAGCCGATCGGATGGTGGCAGGGCATTCACCATGCTCTCGCGCAGCACATGACCTGCTGGGGGCTGCCGATCCATGGCGCGATCTACGGGAGCTTCCTGTACACGAGCGTCGGCTATACCTTCCAGCGGCAGGACTTTGCCGCCGATCCCTCGACGTGCGAGTTCGTCAACACGCCGCAGGGAAGCCTTTCTTATTCGACCAACAACCTGGCCTTCACGACCACCCTGGTGTTCGTCAACGACGCCCAGTACTACCCGACGAGCCGGAACTTCTCCGCATGCGCCACCGTGCTCAGCGGCGACTATAACGGCAACATCACGGGCTCGTGGTGGGTCAACCCCTACGACGTTGGAGATCCAAAGACCGACGACCTGCGATTGCAGTTCAGGTGGGCAGCGCAGGCCGGAGCCCTGGTGATCGTCGCTGTCTGGAGGTACTTCGGCGCGCTCAGGGGGTCGCACACGATCGCGCCGAACTCCGACCAGCTCGATTTCGTCGGCGAATCGGTCCACATCAGCGCCGAGAACAACGCCTCCGGCCTGGCCGTGCAGCTCTTCGACTATCCGACGGCGGCCGGAGCTTCGCCCGCGGGCCGCAGCATCGGGCCGTGTCTGCTGGGAGCCTTCCAGATCACCCACGTCGACGTCGACATCGGCGACCGATCGACCGGGCCGGGTGGATTTGCCTGCGGACCGTACTTCGCGCGCGGAGGTTACACGCTCGCGCGTCTCAACTCCGAAATGTGGTACGGTGGAGTGGCGGCCTTCGCCGAGTTCCTCGCCGCGGCCTATGAGCGTTGCAAGTACATCGTGCTCAATCTCAACTTCAAGGGCAACGATGCGACAGGCGCCGGGGTCGGGTCGTTCAACTCCGATATCGACATCGACAACCCGCCGACCAACGGCGGGCCGTTCGAGCTCGCGGTGCTTAACGACGGCACAACGGTGTACCACCCGGTTCCGGATACGGACCACCCGGACCAATCGGGCGGCGATGGGTACGTGCGGAACGTAAAGAGCTTCGCCCACCTCGTGGAACTCGCCGCCGCGGTCGCCCGCGTGCCCCTCTCGAGCATCGCGATCCTCTCCGGCCTCTATCACCCGCGCGATCCGGCCGCTACCGACTTCGGCCCGATGGAGCAGGCCCTCTGCGACTGGGTGGACTCCGGCGACGCGCACTCGAGCCGTGTGGTGGTGGTGCGGGACACCCGCATCACGACATTCGAGGCGTTCAAACGGGCCGGCGGCCTCGATTCCGCCTACCCCAACTCAAGTTTCTCGGGAGACGTCGCCGGCGCCAACATCAGCGCGATCTCGGCGGCCAACCCATCCGAGATCACTCTCACGGGCGCTCATGGAGCAGCTTCGGGCGATCTTGCGTATTTCCGCAACACCAACTCCACGCCGGCGCTGGTCGGCCCGTACCCGATCACCGTGACGAGCAGCACCAAGTTCACCGTGCCCGTCAATGTCACCGGGGCCGGGACTACCGGGGTGGTTTGTCTGCGTTCATGGGATCTCGCGCACCCGTCTCCAGATGGGTATCTCGGGTACGCGTCGCTGTGCGTGGATGGGCTGCTGGGAGCGACTGTCAACGGGCTGGCATCAAAGAAAGGACGGACCATGTCGAGCACGAATCGGGGCAGGGAGCAACGAATCTACCACTTCAATGAGGCGAACGTCGCGCTGCCGGAGACGCTCACGGCGGCGCCGTCCGGGCCGGTGCTGCTCTCGGGATGCAACGAGCGGACCGCCGTCGAGGCGATCGGCGCCGGCGTCGCGTACATCGCGATGCCGGAGACGGGATCCTCGCGGCCGTCCGGACTCGCGGTATCGATCTTCGGCAACGACTCCGTGCACGGCGACGATGACGCCCAGGCCAAGCTATATGGCGTCATGCTCGATGGTCAGACGCTCGTGCTGGAGGAACTGGCGACCGGCGACTTCGCCTACGTCGGTTCCACGGCCGGCGACGTCGTGAGCCCGGCGCATATCCAGCAGACCGGTGTGGACGTCGATCTGACCAGCCCCAGCTCCGCGACGCTCACGATCACCGACCGGCTGCGCCAGACCGGGGCGATGGACGACACGGACGCCGCGAGCGCCGGCGGGAGCGAGCAGGCGGCGTTCGTCAACGTGCGGATCCCAGAGAGGTATCTCGGCGTGGCGGTGTTCGCTCGCGGGCTGCCGAGCGGGGAGTCCGCGTACCTGGTCACGCAGCGGCTGTTCGAGGGTTGACCGAGACGTGAGCTCCGCGGGCGAGGACATGGTCGTGCGCGACGGTCGCATCGCGGGATCGGGGCAGGATCCCGATTCCGCGATGGGCTGCGCCCCGGCGCCGCCGCGGCGGACGCTCTCGGCCGAGGACATTGGGCGGCGTCTGGAGAAGAGCGCGAGGGCGGTCCGCAAGTGGACCGAGCCCGGGAAGGGCTCGTGGGGCGCCGACGTCTGCCCGTGCGATCGAAGGATGAAGGGCAAGCAGGAGCTGCTCCGGTTCGACCTGGACGAGGTGATCGAGTGGTGCACCCGCGTGGGCGTCTCGCTCGAGGCCTTCCGCACCGTGGGCGCGGCCCAGAGGATGTTCGGCCTGCGAGGGGAGGAGATCTCCTCCGGCGATAGCCCCGCCGGGCCGACCGCCGAGGAGCTGCTGGCCGACGTGCCGCTGGGCGCCGAACGGGCGGCGTTCCGCGCGACCCTGGCGGATCTTCGCCGGCAGGTCTCGGAGATCCAGGCGCTGCTGCGGTCCAAGAACGCCGCGGGCCTCTCGCACGGCCAGATCAAGGGGCTGACCGACGCCGCGGCGAAGGCGAGCCAGGAGATCCGGCAGCTGGACGATGCGGAGCTCTTGCTGCGCACCCGCCGCGGCGAGCTTGTCGAGAAGGCGCCGCAGCGGCGGGCCTGGGGAGATCTCGCCGGCGACTTCGTCGCGCTGCTCACGCGGCTGGAGGTGGACGTAGGCGCCTCGGTGAAGATGGAGCTGGCGGCGCACGAGTGCCTGAGCCCCGAGGCCGCCGGCGAGGGGGAGAAGGTGGAGCGGATCGTCCGCGCGGTCGTGCGCCGGCACGCGGACAACGAGCGGGCGCGGCTGGCGGCGGCGCTGCTCGAGAGCGCCGAGGGCCGGACCACCATCGAGACGAAGGAGGCCGCGTGAGCGAGCCCCTCGCCAGGCGGGCGATCGTCTACGCGTTCGCGGCGGCCGCGGCGCTGATGCCGGCGGAGGACCGGGACCTCCTGCGGGCCGCGGCCGATCGGCTCGCGCCGCCCGAACGGTGCGCCCCGAGCGAGTGGGCCGAGCGGAACATCAAGCTCGAGTCGGAGCAGACGGCCCGGCCCGGGGACTTCTCGCCGGATGTGTACCCGCACCAGCGGGACGCGATGGACGTGCACTGGCGGGAGCCGGACAAGCTCGGCGTGATCGCCGTCAAGCCGGCGCAGGTGGGCTGGACGCTCATCGACCTGATCGACGTCGCGTACTGCCAGCGCTCGGACCCGGGGCCCGAGCTGTGGATCGCGTGCGACGACCTGAAGGCCAAGGAGTACTGCCACGAGCGGTTCGAGCCGCTCATCCGCAGCTCGGGGAACATCGCCCGCATCGTCGAGGAGGCGGGGACGGACAAGAAGACCGTCGGGTACGGGGTGCACTTCCCCGGCGGGAAGGTGACCTTCGCGTGGGCGACGAGCGAGAAGCGGGTCATCGGCACGCCGTTCAAGCGGGCGCGGATCGACGACGCCGAGGCCTCGTTCGACGCGTACCCCTCGCACGCCGGCGACCTGTTCGTGAGCGTGGAGACGCGGACCGGAACCTACCGCGGCGTGCGGAAGATCACCATCAACGGGCACCCCCGCCTGGAGGAGAGCGGGCTGTGGGCGCTGTACCAGGCCAAGAGCGACCGGCGCGTGTGGACGATCGACTGCCCGCACGAGGAGTGCCGGCGGCCGGTGCCGATGCGCTGGCGGCTGGTGCGCTACGGACGCGCGGGCGCTGGCGGCGTCTTCTCGGCGGCGGACTCGCTCGCGGCCGACGGGAAGCCGGATCCCGCGCTCGCGTGCATGGTGTGCCCCCACTGCGGGCGGGTGATCTCCGATGCGCAGCGGGCCCGGGCCCTGTGGGCGCCGCGGCTGGGAGGGACCGGCCGCTTCGAGAGCGAGCTCGAGGACGTCGAGGCGCGTCGCCGCCAGTACATCGGCCTGCACGTGACCAGGCTGTGCGACCCGCGGATCTCGGTGGTCGAGCTGGCCCGCCAGCTCGCCGAGTGCGGGGACGACCAGGCGAAGATCCTCGACGTGCTCAACAAGGTGATCGGCGAGCCCTATTCGCCCAAGGGCCAGGTGGTGCTCTCGGACCTGCACATGGAGGAGCTGCGATCGACGGCGCGGGTCGCGCCCGGCGACGTCGAGCTGCTCACCGTGGGCGTGGACGTGCAGAAGGGGCCCACGGGCGAGAGCGGGCCGCCGGGGCTCTACGTGGTGGGGCAGGCGTGGACGAGGGGGCAGGCCTCGTTCATCATTGACGCGAGGCTGATGGTTGGATGGGGCGCGCTGTATGAGTACCTGGCCGGCCTGCACGTGCGCGTGCCGGTGGCCGACGGCGGGACGGTCCGCCTCGTGCCGGCGACCTGGTGCGCGATCGACGTGGGCTACCTCACGGCGCAGTGCCTCTCGGCGTGCAGACAGAGCGTGTACTCGAGCGTGCCGGGGAGCGAGGGCCTGCGCGTGCAGCTCGCGGGCGTGCGCTACATGACGACCGTGGTGGGGCCGGACCGGCCATGGGCCGAGGCGCCGACCGAGAAACGGATCTGGAAGGAGCGGCCCGAGCTCGGCCTGGTGGAGTATCTGTACCTGCACCGGCACAGCTGGGTGGACCGGACCTTCCGGCGCTTCAGCGAGAAGCGGGTGCGGCTGCTGTGCGACGAGCCGCAGGCCTGGCGTGAGCACCACAACGCGAACTTCCAGGCCCCGGTGAGGAAGCAGCACGACTGGGAGCAGCCGCGGCTGGAATGGACCAAGGCGAAGCAGGCCCGCGACGACTGGGCGCGGGCGTGCGACTTCGGGGAGGCGATCGCGGCGATCCGGGGGGAGCTGGACACCCTGCACCTGCGCGGGCAGGCGGGGTTCTCGGTCTCGGGGTTCGAATGGGGCGGGGCGGGGTGACTGGAGGTTTCCTATGGCGAGCAATGCGGGCGAGAAGCAGACGGACGGCGGACGGCGGGCGATGGAGATGCAGATGGAAGGCGAGCCCGGCCGGGGCGAGCAGATCGCGCCGGGCACGGGGCCCGGCGGCGAGGCGACGCCGCCGGCGGTGCGTGCCGCGGGGCCGGAAGCCGCGGTCAAACCGCGAGCGGATTCGACCGTCTGTCCGAAATGCCTGAAGAAGGAGTGTCCGGCGATCGGAGGCTCGCGGAAATCCGAGTTCTCGATCGTGCAGTACCGGGTCTGCCAGGCGTGCGGGCACAGGTTCAAGACGACCGTGCTGCTCGACGGCGAGGGCAACCAGGTCGGTCCGCCGCACGTGAGCGGCTGAGCAACGCGGCCATCGTCGCAGAGGAGCCCCCGCGCGAGCGGGGGTTTTTCGTGCGCGAGTGAGCGACCTCGGAACAAATCCGGCGACCTCGGAATAAACCTCGGGAAGTGCTTGACTCGGGTGGCTACACCTTGGATGTGCGAGGACGGCGCAAGTAGGTAGACCCGGGTATTTCTTTCGCGATCGAGGTGTGCGGTGGCACGAACCAGACAGCAGCAGCTCGACGACGTGGACGCGGCAATCGCCGCGATCGAGCAGGGCGCGCAGTCGTACACGACACCGCTGGGCCACACGTTCGTGCGCGGCAACCTCGGCGAGATGTACCGGCAGCGAGACCAGCTGCAGGGCGAGGTCGCCCTCGAGGCGGCCGCGGGCGACGGTCCGATCGGCGTGATGGAGCTCGGCCTGGGGCGCGTGCAGTAAGGAGCGGTGCGGCGTGAGCGTGCGGACGATGATCGACGCGATCCGGACGGGCCTTGCCAGGGCGGTGCTGCCCGGCGGCATGGACGTCGGGTGGCGCGTCGGCGGCCCGGGCGGCACGATGGCGTACGACGCGGCCAGGGTGTCGCGGCGGGATGCGGACTGGATCCCGACGCTGCTGGGGCCCAACGCCGCGGCGGAGCAGTTCGGGGGCCTGTCGCGGATCCGGGCCAGGGCCAGGGACCTCGCCGACAACAACGAGCTCGTGGACGCCGCGGCATGGACCGTGGTGGACGGCATCGTCGGCACCGGCCTGGACAACCTCGATCCCGACACGGGCGTGCCGTGGCTCAACGATCAGATCCGCGACGTGCTCTCGCTCACGCTGCACCGCGTGGACCCGGAGCGCACGCGATCGCTCGGCGAGCACCAGCAGCTCGTGCTGCGAGAGATGACCGTGGCGGGCGAGGTCGGGGTGCTCCGCACCATCGCCCCGCCGTTCCGGGGCTTCCCGTCGATGCCCGCGATCGAGACCGTGGACGCCGACCGCATCCCGCTCGAGCTCTCCGGCCAGCTCGAGAACGGGAACGTCGTGCGGCAGGGCGTCGAGTACGACCAGCTGGGGCGGATCGTGGCGTACCACGTGCTCAAGCACAATCCTCGCGACGAGCAATGGATGGCCAGCGGGATGGGCGGCGTGTCGTTCGGCTCGCGCGACCTGGTCCGGCTCGGGGTCGATGCGTTCGACCTGCTGTTCGTCTCGCGCCGCGTGGCCCAGCTCCGCGGCGTGCCGACGTGGGTGAGCGTGATGAAGACGCTCCGCACGCACGACGGCCTGTACGACAACACCATGCTGCTCGCGCAGCTCATCTCGAGCATGGGCATCGTGATGGATGCGCCCAACGCGCAGATGCTGCAGCGAAAGGACGGCAAGACGGGCGAGTACGGCGCCGTGGACACCGCCGGCAATCCCGTGAGCGTGATCCGCGGCCTCATGCTCATGTTCAAGAAGCCGGGGACGGCCGCCCCGCAGGCGATCTCGCCGAACGTGCCGGGGCCGAGCTTCGAGCCGGTCAACCGCGAGGGCCACCAGCGGGCCAGCCGCGGATTCGGGCTCCGATACGACGAGTTTTCGGGCGACTATGGGCGGACGACCTTCGCGTCGGGGCGGCTGGGAGCGTGCGACGGACACCGCAAGATCGAGCGCATGCGGGAGTGGCTGCTGGAGCGGGACACCTTCCGGCACACGAGGCTGTGCACCGACTGGGGCGTGCTTACCGGGGCGATCGAGCTGGGCAAGCTGACGGCCGAGGAGCACAGGCTGCTGGGCCCGATGGAGTGCAAGCTCTACAAGCTCGGGATCGGCCTCAAGGGCCCGCCGGTGGTGAACCCGTACCAGGAGGCGCAGGCGGAGGCGACGGAGATTGCCGCCGGCACGCGCTCGAAGATCGGGGTGTGCTCGTCCAAGGGGCTCAACTTCCGCCAGGTGATCGAGGAAGAGGCGAAGTACGAGGCCGCGGAGAACGAGATCCGCGCCAAGTACGGCCTGGGCCCACGGCAGCCGGCGGCCGCGCCCGGGAAGAACGCCGCGCCGGGATCGCCCGAGGATCCCAACTACAACCCCGACAACGCGGACAAGCAGGAGAACGGCGGGGAGCAGCCCGGCGCCAACGCCGACGGGATCGACGACGACGGCGTCGGCCTCTTGGCGCGCCGCCGCCGCCGCGCCGCGGAGCTCAACGGAACCAGCAACGGAGTGCATCATGCCTGACCGCGGACCCATCCTCGCCGGCGAGAACGATCCCTCCAGGCCTCGCGTGGTTGCCGCCGGCGGCCGGCTGCTGTCGGCCGTGATCGAGGCGGTCTGGGCGATGGAGCCGAGCGTGCTCGGGCGGTTCTACCAGGTCGTCATGCGGCACGACCTGGGCGTGAAGGTTGCGCCCGAGGTCGTCGCCGAGATCGTGGCCGGCCGCGGGGCCGGCCCCGGCACGGGCGCGATGAACGAGAACGGGTACGCGATGGCCGGCAGCGTCGCGGTGATCCCCATCGGCGGCGTGATCGCCAAGCACGCCAACCAGGTGAACGGATCGAGCCAGCCGCGGGGCACATCCACCGAGAGCGTGCGACGAGCGTTCGCCGCGGCGCAGGCGGACCGCGCGGTGAGCTCGATCCTGCTGCACGTTGAGAGCCCGGGCGGGTACATCGGCGGGGTCGAGACGCTCGCGGCGGAGATCTTCGCCGCGAGGGAGACGGGCAAGCCGACCTGGACGTTCTTTGACGACATCGGCGCCAGCGCCGCATACTGGATCGGTTCGCAGGCCTCGCGCGTGCTCGCGGGGCCCGTCGCGGACGTCGGATCCATCGGCGTGTACATGGTGATTCCCGACACCTCGCGCGCGTACGAGGAGGAGGGCATCCACATGAACCTCGTCAAGTACGGCAAGGGCAAGGGCGCCGGGGTGGACGGCGTGCCGGTGGACGCCGCGGCGCTGGACAAGTTCCAGCAGCGGGTGAACGACATCGGCGACGCGTTCGTCGCGGCGGTGGTGCGCGGCCGCGGCATGTCGCGGGAGAGCGCCACGAGCCTCGCGACCGGCGATACGTGGACGGGGAGCAAGCTCGTGGCCACCGGCCTTGTGGATGACCTCGCGCGGAGCGCCGAGGCGGTGGCGGCGGAGATGGACAAGCGATTCGGGTCCAAGGCCGAGGGCGGCAAGGGACGCGCGGAGGCTTCGGGAACACAGAACCAGGCCCCGGCGATCGCCGCGGCCGCAAGCGCCGGGAACCCGGCGGAGGGCAACGTGAAGATTGGAATCGGTGCGATGGCCGCGGGACTGGCACTGCTCGCCGCGGCGGGAACGGACGTGGGCGCGGGCGGCGGCGGCGTCGCGACCGAGCCGGACAAGGCGGTGATCGAGAGGACGCGCATGGAGGCGATCGCCGCGGAGAACAAGCGCGTGAACGCGATCCGCTCGCTGGCGGCGCGGCACGCCGGCAACGCGGAGATCCAGAAGCTCGCCGACGAGGCGATCAAGGATCCGAACAGGACGGTCGAGGCCTTCGGCCTGGCGGCCGCCGAGAAGCTCGCCCCGCCGCCGACGGGCCACGTCGCCGGAGGCGGGAGCGCCAACGCCGCCGGCGTCGGCGTCGAGGTCGGCCAGGAGGAGCAGGACAAGCTGCGCGGCGCCCTCGAGCTCATGCTGCTGGAGAAGACCGCCCCGGAGGTGAACGCCGCGCTCTCGGCCGGCGGGGACCGCGGCTCGCGGATGGCCGAGGTGCTCGGGTTCGCAACGGCGCCGGACGCGATCCGCGCCATGCAGCAGATGCGGGCCTCGGGCCTCAAGACCATGCGGCTCCTGGACGTCGCGGAGGAGTTCGTGATGCGGCGGCACGGCCTGTCGCACCGGCGGCAGCTCGCCACGCGGTTCCCCGGCGTGGAGTTCTTCGGCGCCGCCTTCAACTCCTCGAGCGACTTCCCGCTGCTGCTCTCCAACTACGCGCAGAAGCGGCTCATGGCCGCCTACCAGGAGGTCGCGACGCACTGGCAGGAGTTCTGCACGGTCGGGCAGGCCTCGGACTTCAAGGACCAGCGCGTGCTCGGCATCTCCGAGGCGCCGAACTTCGAGCTGGTGATCACGGGCATGACGCCGGCCGAGGCGACGTTCAACGAGCGGCAGAACACGCTGGCCGTGGACATCTACGCCAAGCGGGGGTCGTTCGACTTCAAGGCCCTGCGCAACGACGATCTCAGCGCCTTCACCCGCATGGGCCAGATGTTCGGCCAGGCGGCCAAGCGCGTGCCCGAGGACCTGTTCTTCACGCTGCTTCAGCAGAACTCCGGGCTCGGGCCGACGCTCGGGGCCGTGACGGGCGCCCAGGCCGCGGACACCATCGCCGCGGCGACGATGATCCACGCCACGCACAACAACGTGGGCACGAGCGGGGCGCTCAGCGACACCACGATCGACGATGCGTGGCAGAAGGCCAAGCAGCAGCGGGGCTTCGGCAAGGACAAGGCGTACATGGAGGTCATGCTCGACCGCGTGCTCGTGCCGACCAACCTCGAGATGACGGCCAGCCGCTGGTACAAGAACGACGTCAAGCCCGGCGGCACGAACAACGAGGCGAACATGGTGCAGGGCCGGCTGCGGCCGGTCTCCTCGCCGCGGCTCACGAGCACGACCCGCTGGTGGGCGTTCGCGAACCCGGCGATCATGCCCTGCTTCCAGATGAACTTCCTGGACGGCGTGCAGACGCCGCAGTTCACGCAGATCAACGACGGCGATCCGCTCAACTGGCGGTTCCAGTACACGCTCATGGGCGTGGGCGTGGCGGGCATCGACTGGTTCGGCGTGGTCGGCAACGCCGGCACCTGATCCGGCGCTTCTCTTTCTCTGATTCTGAAAACCCATTGCGAATCGCCCAGGCGGCTTCCTCCGGAGAACCGCGGACCACAAGGGCAGGCCACGAGTGCCACGGAGGCGGGACGGCCGGAGGCTCCGTCCCGCCCGGCTATGACGGCTGGCGGGGCGGGGCCAACACACGAAAGGCGAGTGACCAATGAAGAAGGCTGTGCGACACTTTCCCGAGAGCGAGTTCGTCAAGTACGTGAACTCGGGCTCGGCGATCTCCGCGGGCGTTCCCGTGGACCTCGGGGCGCTCTACGGCATCCCGCAGGAGGACATCGCGGCGACCACCGGCACCGGCACCCTGCACGTCAAGGGCGAGTTCGAGCTCGCCGCCAACACGGGCATCGCGTTCGCGGTCGGCGAGCCGGTGTACTGGGATGCCGCGAACGCCCGCTGCGACAAGGCCGGCACCTCGGGCTCGAAGTACATCGGCATGTGCACGCTCGCCAAGGCGAGCGCCGACACGACCGTCCGGATCAACCTCAACCGGAGCCAGAGCGGCGATCGCGACGTCGCGGTGGTGACCTCGGGGCAGGCCTCCGCGAACTCCGGCAAGGGCCGTGTGGATATGACGGTGCCGAGCTGGGTGACGGTTTCCAACGTGACCGTGAGCGTCCGCCGGGTGACCTCCGGCAACAACCAGTCCTCCTTCGCGGTTACCGTCCCCAGCGCTGGGACGCTGCGCATCGACGGCATCAGCTCGGGAGATCTCGCGGCCGGAGACCTGATCTTCGTCCGCATCATCGGCTGATTCTCGCTCGCGGCTCGCGCCCGCGATCGGGCGGGCCGGGGATCCATCCCGGCCCGCCCTTTGGTCGGATTGTCGGAAGTCGTGTGGAATCGGAGACCGCCCGATGGGACTTGCGCCGGTACAACCCACCGCCCCCGCGAGCGTGCGGCAGATGTGCGTGGATGCGGCTCGCTCGCTCATCGATTCGGGCTGCCCGCTCGCGGCGTATGTGCCAGAGGGAACGAGCGTGCCCCTGACATCGCCCGCGACGCCGTTCCCGAGCGTGCGTGTGGAGATCGTGCAGGGCCGGACGGGCATCGCCGGCGGACCGGCCTCCTCGCGCGTGGGGCCCGGGAGCGCGTGGGGCGCGGGGCCGGCGGGGGGATCGCTGCCGATGTCCGCCTCCCCGGGCCGCATCGGCAAGGTGTGCCGCGTGAGGCTGGCCAGGCTCGCGCCGGGAACGGACGCCTCCGGGGCGACGGGCGGCGTGCTGGACCCGGGGGACGGCCTGGGCGGAAGGGTTGTTCGGCTGGCCGCGGGCGACACGCTGATCGTGCCGGACGCGATCCTGGGCGGCAAGCCGGACACGGATGCGCAGCTCCGGGTGCTTGGGATCGTGGCGGTGGATGTGGCCAGCTGGCTGGCCGAGTGCGCGGTGATGTGATGGACCCCAGCGAGGGAGCGACGGCGTGAGCGGCATCGGCGGGACAACCTCGAGCACCTACGCGGGCGTCAAGATCGACGTGTCGGCCCAGGCCAACGCGGTGGTGGCGCAGCTCGGGTACATGCCCGCGGCGATGCTGGGGATGATGCGGCTGCGCCTGCTGGACCTGGTCGATCACCACCGGCTGAGCGTGGGCAAGGCGGTCGGGAAGGACTTCCCGAGCCACCGCCGGGCGCAGAAGATGTTCTTCGCGCTCTCGGTGCGGTACGGGGCCAAGCCGGGGCAGGCAAAGTCGATCGAGGATCTCTACGGCCGCTCGTTCGCGATCGCCCCCGAGAGCGTGGGGCGGGAGAAGTTCTGGGAGCTCATGCAGACGGGCGGCCGCGTGCAGGCCAGGGCGCCCTTCTTCATTCCGTTCAAGGACAAGGGGAGCTTCGCGAACCAGTACGCCGGCGATGGGCCCTTCTCGATCGCGCGCAGCGGCCTGGTGTTCATGCGAACGGCCAAGCGGACGCGGCGTCAGGGCACGGCGACGTTTGTCTCCGCCACCGGAGCGCCCGTGGCGAGCGGCGTCGCGATCGGCGTTCTGCGCCGCAGTCGCCAGAGCAAGAAGCGGCTGAAGTTCTGGGAGCTGCTGGACTCGATCAAGGGCAAGCACTTCGAGGCGATGGAAAAGGATGTGGACCTCGCCATGACCGTCGCGGGCCAGGCTCGCCTGGTTCGGAAGGGCGGGGAGCTCGCCGCGAAGCTCGCCGGCTCGTTCTCGCAGCAGAAGCAGGCGATCTTCGACGCCGCATCCCAGGGCGTCGCGGAGGATGCGTTCCGCGCGGCGGCGGCCGACCGGCTCGCGCCCGGCGAGGGAGGTGGGACATGAGCCTCCCCGTGCCGACGCGCATCGTCGCCGAGATGGCCGACGCGATCGGGAATCTCTCCCTGGTCGGCGCCGTCTCTGAGCTCGATCCGAAGACCGCCCAGGCCGGGCGGAGCGAGGAGTGGCTCAAGGCGATCTCCGCGGCGTCGAGCGCCGGGAAGTTCGCCGTGGAGCTCTCGGTGGGGCCGGCGATGCTGGCGACTCCCGAGAGCGAGGGATCGCACAAGCTCAACCTGGTCGAGTCCTTCTCCATGGAGGTGGCCGGGCTGTGCCACCTGCCGGATCCGATCAAGCCGGCGGACTTCACGCCCGACAAGCTCGCGAAGGACCTCTTCGCGGCGATCTACGCGCTTGCCGCGCCGACCGAGAGCGCCGGGCAGTGCGGCGTGTGGTACGAGTACGCGGGGACGGACGTGCGCGGGGCGGCGCTGGCGATGAACACCGACGTGGTGGGCGGCGGCGAGGTCTTCCTGACGGACATCGGGACGCGGGCGACGTGGTTCGGGCTCGAGGTGTACTTCCGGGTGCGGCGCGGGGACATGACGCAGACGGGTTGAACGGAGTGGGCGATGCGGATGAATCGGGGAAAACTTGGAACCTTCTCCACGCCCGGGCGGTTTGTGAACCGCGCCGCGTGCGGGCCCGTATCCGGGACTTGGCGGCACGGAAGGCTGCTGGCTCTGACCCTCGTGCTTTTGGCGGCTTGCGCCGCCCCCCCACCGTGGAACTTGCACGCCGCCCCCGTCGCCGGCGATCCCCCAGAATGTTCGTTCGCGCGCATCTCCAGCACACCGGAGACGGCTATGGCTCGCACGCTGTCGGAGCTCTCGACCGCCTACGGGTGGACGCCCGCCGATGTGGATCCGAACCACGGCGGACCGGACACCACCAACCCGCTGCTCAACGAGGATGGCTCGTGCGCGATCTCGCCGGGGACCGTCGAGCCGCGGGGCTTCTCGCCGGCGGGCGGCGGCGCGGTGATCGCCAGCGAGGGCGCAGCCTCGCGGGATGCCCGCCTGGTCCACGATCGCCGCGGCGCCGGCGCTCTGGGGATCGTCGGCAGGCGCGTGACGCTCACATGGCCGGAAGGCGCGGGAACGGGCGTTGACGTCGAGCTCGTGCGGCGGGCTCACCGCGTGACCCGCGGCGGAGCCGGGCGAACGCGGTTCCGGCACCCGATGCTCGATGCGGCCGGGCCGGTCGAGACGGCTCCGTGGGTGCAGATCGTGCCGGGCACGCTGCGCATCGCACGATCTCGCGGGGGCGTCGCCGCGGCGATGAGCGTGGAGATCGAGTACGTCGCGACCGGCTACGCGGTGAGCATGGAGGGGGAGGCCTGCACGATGTGCGATGCGTGGATGGCGGACAATGCCACGAGCACGGTGGGCGGCGAGGCCGCGTACCTGCTCGCCTCGAGCGGGCCCGGGTGGTCGAGCTCCGGCGGGCTGGCGGCCGCGGCGAGCCTCGGCCTCGCCTCGCTCGAGGGCCTGCTGGAGGACCTGGCGGCCGATGGGATCACGCTCTGCAACATGACCGACGCGGAGTCGATCGTCCTCGTGGCCGTGGGCGACATGGGCACGACCTTCACGGGCACGTCGGCCGAGCTGGCTGCGACGTCGCAGCCGGGCGGGGAGAACGAATGGACGGTTTATTTGAGATGCGGAGACCAGGTTGTTGCAGAGGCTTAGACGTGCTTCCAACGGCGACGATGCACGACCAGGAACACGTGGTGATAGCGAAGACCATGAGCACGAGCGAGCGGACCAATCTTCTGACCAGCGTCGAATGCAGCCCTGAGGCTTCGCACGAGCTTGGCGTCGATCTTCGCCGCCGGGCTCGACTCGCCGCGGCGCACGGATTCGGGGTGCGAGCGAAGGCCATTCTCGTCGCCAGATCGGTAGCGATGACGATCAACTGCGTCCTGCGTGTTCTGCATGTGATCGCCTATGTACAGATGGTCCGGATTGCAGCATCGCGGCACGTCGCATTTGTGGAGCACCCATTTTCCCTCCGGGATTCGACCGCGAAAGTGCTCCCACGTGACACGATGAACCGAGGCGGGCGATTCACCCTTGCGTCGGCCAATCTTTCCGTATCCCCCGGCAGTCCCTCCGAGGAAGATCCAGCACGGGGTCGGCAGGGGCCCCTGGCGAGGCTCAACCTTTTCCATCACACGATCGATGATCGGCCGCGACGGCATGGCCGGATCTTAGCAAACACCTTGCGAGCATTTGCGCTCGCACCACACACGGGAGCGCACCCATGACGGCACTGAGCAGGATTCGGCAGGTCGGGATCAAGATCGAGGGGACGTCCGGGACGGCGGAGTCGCTGGTGGCGGCGGACTTCTCGAGGAACGTGACGGACCTCTCCTTCGTCGCGAGCGCCACGCGGTACTCGCGGAACATCCTGCGGGCGGCCCTCACCAAGATCAAGGATCTGGTGGGCGGCAAGCTCGTGGAGATCTCCTGGACCGAGGAGATGCCGGCGAACACCGGATCGACATCGACCGACGGGATCTGGTACCCGACGCTGCAGGGGATGGGCATGCAGAAGAACGCCCAGAAGCTGCAGATCATCACCGTGGGAAGCATTTCCGGCGGGAGCTTCGCCGGCGGAGACACCATCACGGCCTCGGGCGGGAAGTCCGGCCGCGTGGCCGCGGTGACGACGATCTCCGGGGCGACGAAGATCATCTACCAGCCGATGGCGGGCACCTTCGCCGACATGGACTCGATCAGCAACGGAACGGCAACGGGAACCCAGTCGGGCTCTCCGGCCGACGCCGGCTGGACGCACCGGCCCATGAGCGAGAACGGCTCGCAGGTTCCCCCCACCGCCACAGTCGAGTACCACGATCCGAACTACACCGAGCGCGCCGTCGGGGCGATGGGCGACGGCTCGGTCATGGCCAAGTGGGGCGAGGTGCTCAAGCTGCAGTCTCGCTATCGCGGGCCGCGGCAGATCAAGACCGACGACGGCACGCCGCTGGACCCGGGGCTGGTCTCGAGCGTGACCGCGGGGCCGACGCCAAGGAAGCTCCTGGGCAACACCGGGCTGCCGATCAGGCTCGGCGGCTGGGCGGGCGTGCTCACGGAGATCCAGGTCAAGTTCAACAACACGCTCACGGACCGCAAGACCCTCAGCGAGGCGGGCGTCATCGGCTCGGAGGACGACCTGGTGAAGTGCGGGTACATGCCCGAGCGCATCACCGACCGGCGCGTCGAGATCACGCTGGATCCGGAGACGCCGGCGGAGGCGACCATGAGCCTCATGAAGAACTGGAATGCGAACACGGACATGCTCTTCCACGCGCAGCTGGGCACGCTGCTGGCCAGCGGCGACAAGGCGATCTGCATCAACTGCCCGAAGGTGTCGCTCGCACAGGACAGCTTCCAGCAGCAGGACCGCGACGGCATCAACACGCTCGGGCTGACGCTGCTGGCGACGGGCGCGAGCAACGACGACGACGAGATCTACATCGATCACGTGATGATCCCGTGATCGGGAGTTGGCGAAGCGACGGCGGGCGGGCGCGGGCGAGAATGGAGGCTTGGTCATGGAGAAAATCGAGGTGTTCGACACGGATGTGCCGGTCCGGCTTCGCCGCGGCGACAACCCGGAGGCCTGCACGGTGAGCGTGCGGCCCCTGAGCCGCTACGAGATGCTCGACGTCACGCGGGCGGCGTCGGTGGAACGGACCGAGGACGCCCGTCAGATCGCCTCGGCCTTCCTGGTGCGGCGCATGCAGATCGTGGGCGCCGACAAGCTCACGCACTTCCGGACGGGCAAGGACGTCCCGTTCGCGACCGAGGCGGTGCCGGGCCTTTCGCGCCACATCGCCTCGAGGGCCGTCTTCGAGGCGCTCTCGGACGCGGACTTCGTCGCGATCGACAAGGCGCTGCCCCCGCTCGGCGGCGGGCTCTCGGAAGCCCAGTCGGGAAACTGAGGGCCGCCGCGGCGTTCGTGCACGCGCACCGGGCGTACGCCGGACGGCGGCTGAGGGAGGCGCATCGTGGATACGACCTGGAGAAGGAGCTCTCGCGACCGGTCCCCTGCCCACGGTGCGGGCACGCGCAGGGCGACACGGCGTGCCCGGAGTGTCGCGGCACGGCGCGGGTCGCGCCGGCGGGAGATGAGCGGCCTCCGGAGAGGCTGCCCGCCGAGGTGGCCGAGTGCTGCGGGGAGTTCCTGGCGGCGTGGTCGGCGATCGAGCGCTACGGGATCGACGGATGGATGCTGCTCGCGGGCGAGCGGAGGCCCTCGGCGCGCCTGGGCGAGGCGCTCGACCTGTTCGCCGGCGAGCTGAACCGGCTGGAGCTCGAGGACGACGTCGCGGATGCGATCCGGCAGGCCGGCGAGCGACGATGAGGAGTGATCGATGGCGGCGAAAGAACTCTCGGTGATCGTCCGTGCGGTCGATCAGCTCAGCTCGCCGATGAACGCGAGCGCGGCGGCCGTGGCACGCTTCGCGGTCACCGTCTCGCAATCCTCGAAGAAGGCCCAGGGCGACGTCGTGGGGATCAACTCGGCGATCGCCAGGAGCCTGGAGCCGATCATCGGCGGGCTCGGCAGGGTGAAGGATGCGCTGCTCTCGATCCAGGGAGCGTTCGTCGCCGTGGGCGGGGCGATCCTCGCGGGCGTGGCGGCGCACGAGTTCAACCAGGCCGCCTATACGCTCGACGAGATCGGCAAAGCGGCCAGGAGACTGGGGCTCTCGGTTCAGGACCTTTCGAGCCTCAAGTACCAGGCGGAGCTGGCCAACGTGCCGTTCGCCTCCCTCGCGGACCAGATCTCGACGGCCCAGAAGAATCTTGGACAGTTCGCGGTGACCGGCGGGGGAAAGGCCGCCGATGCGTTCAGGCTGCTCAACGTGCCCGTCCGCGACTCGCTCGGGAACATCCGCTCGATCAACGACCTGCTCCCCGAGATGGCCGACCGCATCGGACATCTCTCGGACGCCGAGCGGGTCTTCTCCGCGACACGCATCTTCGGCGACTCCTCGATCCTGCAGCTGCTCGAGCTTGGGGGCAGCGCTCTTCGGAAGCGGGCCGGCGAGGCCGGAGCCCTGGGCGTGCTGTTCACACCGGAGATGACCAGGGCCGCGGAGGAGTACAAGGACTCGATCACGCGAGTGTCGGCGGCGTGGCTGGGCTTGCGGGCCGTGGTGGTGCAGCAGGTGGCGCCGATCATCACGGACGTGCTGAACCGGTTCGCCTTCGCCCTGGCGAGGGTGCCGGACATCCTGCGCGGCGTCGGCGCCCAGATCTCCGGGCTCGTGAGCGGGGATGCCGGCCGCTACGAGGAGGCCAAGGGGACGCTCAAGGATCTTGCGCTCGGCACGCTTGACCTGGCGTGGGTGGCGATCAAGGAGTACGTGAAGACGACCGTGACGCTGTTCGTGGAGACGCTCGTGTTCGTTCTACGGGCCGCTGCGCCCACGCTGAGCGATATCTTCAAGGACATCCTCGGGCCGCTGCTCTCGCAGATCCCTAGCGTGAAGATCGAGTCGAGCATGGGCTCGCAGGTTGCGAGGCTCGACGCGGATCGTGCTGCGCTGGCGGTGCGGATCGCGAAGTACAAGAATGCGGAGGATCTCGCGGCGAACTCGACTTCGCCGGGTGATCCGCGTGAATACCTCTCTGGCCTGGGGCCGCCGCCGGAATCTCTGGAGAGCTTCGACAAACGCTCCGCGGATATCCGGGCCCGCTTCGCGGCGCAGGAGACGGAGCGGGCGAAGTCGCTCCAGGAGGCGTATTCGAAGGCCGCGGCGGAGATCGGCGGAAGCTACGCAAATGCCTTTGACGCCGTGAGAGAGAAGGCCGATAAGGTGTGGCAGCTGGCGAACGCGATCGCCAAGCCGGCCGCCGGATCGTCCTATGGGAACCCGGGTTCGGGCGACTCGGTCTTCGACCAGATGGTCAACAACGCGCAGTGGCTCGCTGCGCGTATTCCAGCCGTCGCCGAGGCCGTCGGCAGTGCGTGGGACGTCGTCCGGCAGCGCATCGGCGGGGCGGTGGAGGCCGCGAAGGCGTTCTTTGCCGAGGGCGAGCGCATCGCGGGCCTTCGGGTGCAGATCCTTCGGCTCTCGGGGAACGAGAACGCGGCGCAGTTGCTCGAGGCGGGGACGCAGGGGCGGAAGGATCTGCGCGAGGCGATCCTGCGTGGCGCGCCGGAGGGCGAGCTGGAGCTCATTCGCCGGCGCAACGCCCTGCAACTCGAGTCGCTCGGAGTGTCGCAGCGTGCCAAGGGCATCGAGGCCGAGCTCGCGGACGCCACGGACAGGTACAACCAGACTCTCGAGCGGAACGCGCAGCTCGTGCAGGCGGGGGCGATCCGCCCGTTCCAGGCGACGCGGCAGGACCAGCAGGCCAAGCAGGCGCTCGCCGATGCGCTTGCCGCGGCGGAGCAGGAGATCCGCTCCGGTCCCGATGCGGAAAAGGTGATGGCGGCGCTCCGCGCGAAGCTGCAGGAAGTGCGCCGGCTGGTGGGCCAGGGCGGCCGCGTCGCGGGGCAGACATTCGCCGAGGGGCTCTCCGATGGATTCCAGCAGTTCCTGGACCGTGCCGAGGATGTGTACAACCAGGCGAAGGACGGCGCCCTGCAGCTGGCCGACTCGTTCTCGACCGGACTCTCCGCGGCGATCGTGGACACCATCTCGGGCGTGAAGTCGCTCAAGGACGCTTTCCGGGACTTCGCGGCGACCACGCTGCGGAACGTGGCGCAGCTCATCACGCAGATCCTCGTGCTCCGGGCGATCGCCGGCATCGCCGGCGCGTTTGCCGCGGGCGGGGAGACGGCCGGGACGGCGTACGCGGGCTCCGCGGCCGACGTCGGCTCCGGAGGACTGCAGGGAATCGGGGGCGTGCCGACGGCGTTTGCCAACTCCGGGGGGCTGGTGGTTCCGGGCGGGATCCGCCGATTCGCCGGCGGCGGGTACGTGCCCGGCCCGAATATCAACAGGGACATCGTGCCGGCGCTGCTCACGCCGGGGGAGTACGTCATGTCGCGACGCGAGGTGGCCGCGGCGGGGCGTTCGACCGGCGGAGCGGGACCCGGTGGCACGGCGATCGTCATCAACCAAACCAACAACTTCAACGGCGGCGGTGGCGATCTCACCCCGTCGCAGATCAAGAAGTTGACACGGGACGCGGTCGCGGAAGGCTTGCAGCGATATCCCACGTTTCGTGGGATCGTCAGGGAGGCTGTCAAATGAACGAGGTTAAGGTCCCGGGCGATGCGGGTGATCCGAGCTCCGGTTCCGACCGCTTTGCCGAGGCGGTCGCGGATGCGCTGCTCGACCGCATCCGCCGAGATCCGGCGTATCGGCGTGCGCTCCGGACGATCCTTGATGCGGCGGACGGCGGCGCGGAGGAAGCGAGCGAGTGAGCCTCCCGGCCGTCCAGCTCCGGCCCTTCGCCGGCGGGCGCGATCCGGCGACCGCCTCGGGCGGTGGCTTCGTCGTGGGCGGCGAGGGCGCCGAGGACTTCGTCGCGATCGTGCCGCTGGGCGAGGTCGGAGCCGCGGGCGAGCCTCCCGTGGAGCCGGACATCGTGGAGGGCGTGACGCCCGGGCAGACGGTCCGGCGGATCGTGTCCGGCTGCGGCGCGGTGGTGACCAGCGCCACGGCCAGCTGCGACCGGGCCCGCTTCAGCGTCGGCTGGTCGGCCGTCACCGCGGCCGAGCGGGATGCGCTGATCGCCTGGCTGCTGGAGGACGTGGCCGTCGGCGGCGCGGGCGGATCGCTCCGCGCTATGGCGGTCCGCGTGGATGGACCCGGCGGCGACACGGTGGAGATGCGGATCATCGACGCGGGCGCAACGGTGGAGTCGCTGCTCGAGCGCGTGGACGGGGTGGTTGGGGGGGCGGGCGACCGGTACTCGGTCGGGCCATTCGAGTGCGAGGAAATCTTGTGATGCGAGCGCCGGGGCTCCGCCCCCGGCACCCCCGCAGAGCCCAGGACAGGAAGACAGACGCCAATGCCATACACACCGATCCCGACACCGCAGGTGATCAGCGACCTGGTCGCGCTGCTGGCGGCGCAGGACGAGCAGATCCGTTCCATGGAGAGGAGCGCCGGGGCGTACGCGGGCTCGGTGAAGCCCGTCGGGCTCCTGCGCGTCCGGACCGACTCTTCGCTCCTGGGGAGTTCGCTCGAGGTGATCGAGCGATGGGACGGCACGACCTGGAAGGCCTTCGCCGTCGCGACGTCATCGCAGATCTGCGACACCGGCGAGGTGCCGATGGCCGCGGATCTCGACCTCGATGGGCACAAGGTGGTCGGGCTTGCCGCGGGCGCTGCGAGCGGCGACGCCGTCGAGTTCGACCAGCTCGCCGCGGCGCTCGGCGCCGCATGGGGGGCGGACCGCGACGCCGGCGGCTACCTCCTGCTCAACGCCGGAGATCCCGCGACGCAGGCCTCCATGAACGCGATGGCCCGCATCGTTGACACGTTCCAGAATCCGCACGGACTGTTCTGGAAGTCCGATGCGCTGATGTTCGACGACGGGACCGGCGGCGGCTCGCCCGTGAACTTGAACGTGACCAACGGCGGCCGCCGGTCGGCGGCCAACGCCGCGACTTCGTTCTGCCCGCGGGTGGTGTACATCCGCCTCTCGGGGGCGATCACCCTCGTCGGCGGCGGATCCATCGGGACCCTCTCGGCCAAGGTGTACACCGCGACGCGGTTCGGGGATGAGAGCGGCTGGCAGACGGTCGCGAGCGAGACCATCGGCGGCATCACCTTCAACGTGGATGTGCAGTGGAAGACCGATCTCACGGGGAGCGGTCGCGGCTTCTACCTGCGGCTCAAGAGAACGACCAACAGCGACCAGTACACGCCGGCGGACGCTCGCGCGAGCGCCATCGGCGGCGTGTCCGCGGATGGAGCGCCATAGGCCGTGGCCGTCACCCTTCCCAGCGTGGTGCAGGTCGGCCGCCAGGTCCTGGCCCAGGCGGGGGCGTGGCTCACCTTCGTCGAGATCCCGCTCAAGTCGATGGGCACGATCCGGATCGTGGACGACACGCGGGCCCGCCTGGCGGCCGGAAAGTGGTGGCAGGCCTGCCCGATCAAGGTCCCCGAGTTCCGCAGCCAGAGCACCGAGGGCTCGCTCTCCCAGTTGACGATCACTCTGCCCAATGTGAGCCGGACCGCCGCGGCGTTCCTCGAGGCCGGCGAGCTGCAGGGGCGGACGCTCTCGATGTGGCTGCAGATGGAAGAGTGGGTGGACCGCTCCGGAGGGACGGAGGACTTCGTCGAGGCGCTCGCGGAGCGGCACACGATCCTCTCGGCGCAGATGGACGAGAAGAGCGTCACGCTCACGTGCGGGCACCCGGCGAGCCAGGGCCGGGTGCCGCGCCGGGTGTTCGACAAGACCGTGGCACCGATCTTCTCCTCGCGATCGACCGGGGGTGTCGCGTGAACAGTGGCGAGTGCCGAGTGCCGAGTGCCGAGTGGGCTGGGGACGGCGCCTGCTGGCGCTTCGTGGTGGAGCGGGTGCGGGGGCTGACCGGGATGTCGCTGCCCGTGGAGTTTGCGGCGGCGATGACGGCCGCGGCGGCAATCGCCGACGAGGTGCCTCCGGGGCTCTCGTGCCGGACCGGAGACATACTGTGGTGCCGCGGCGCACCCGGCGAGCCGGACCACGTCGCGGTGTGCGTGGACGCCTTCAGCGCCGAACACCTGCACCGCGGGGAACGGCAGATCGTTCGAATCGATGCGCTGCGAAGGGCTGGGGCGGTACGGAGAGTGGTGCGTCCGCGGCCATGGATGAATGGAGGGGCGAGCGCGTGAGCGTGCGGATCCACACGTATCTGGATGCCCTGACGCGGACCGGCCATCGGGTGCGGAGCGTCGAGCCGGGCTTGCGCCTCAAGAGCCTGGTGGAGCTGGCGTGGGACGGACTGGCCGAGCGGGCGCCGAGCCTTCGCGGCGTGGACCATCGCGTGGTCATCCTCAACGGAGCGATCGTTCGGGATGGCTCCGAGCTCGATCGAGAGAGCGTGGACGGCGACGAGTTGCATGTCGCGCCGGGTATGCCCGGGTGGCAGACGGTCATCCTCATCGCGATCGCGATCACCTCCGCGATTCTCTCGTTCGCGCTCACGCCGCGGATCGGGCTGGCCGAGCAGCCCAGCGACAACGCCGAGAGCCGGTTCGGGTTCGGCCGCTACTCGAGGGCCGCCGCGCGGGGCGAGCCGATCCCGGTGGTCTTCGGCCGCAAGCGGCGGTACGGCGGCGTCCGCGTGCTCGAGCTCCCGGGCGAGGGGGAGAACGGCGACCAGATGGCGCGGCTGCTGATCGTGCTCGGTGAGGGGCCGTTCAACCGGATCGGCAGCCTGACGGGCGACACCGACCGGAGTGCGACGGCGACGGGCATCTATCTCAACGACCAGCCGCTGGAGAACTTCGGGCCCGACGTGCGGGTGAGCGTGCGGATGGGCACCGCCTCCCAGACCATGATCCCCGGCTTCGTGGACTCCGAATCGCTCCGCGAGGTCGGGGCCGGCACCAACGGGGCGCTGCTGGCCAACACGTCCGGGAGCGAGCGCACGGGGGGATCGGCCTCGGGCGAGGCGGTGCTGTACACGACCGTGGACTCCGTGGACGCCGTCACGCTGCGCGTAAGCTTCCTCACCGGGCTCTTCCAGCTATCGAGCAACGGACAGATCCAGGAGCGGACCGCCAGCTGGCGGTATCGCACGCGGCTCACCGCGGGGCCGGGAGCCTGGTCGGCGTGGACCGTGCAGACGCTTCGCAAGGCCGAGCGTTCGAGCTTCACGCAGGCCGTGCGGGTGGACAACCTCTCCGGGGGCGGAGCGCCCGCGCAGTTCGACGTGCAACTGGAGCGGGTGAGCGTCGAGGCCGCCGGCGCCGGCGTGAGCTACGCCGACGAGATGCACTTCGACAGCGTGGTCGAGACCCGCTACGAGCAGAACGTATACCCGGACGTGGCGCTGCTGGCGATCGAGATCAACGCCAGCGAGCGGATCTCGAGCATCCCGCGGGTGAGCGCCGAGGTCGAGGGGCACGCGGACGTGCGCGTCTGGGACGGCGTGAGCTCGCCGAGCTCGCCGGCGTTCACGCGCGGCTACTCGAACAATCCGGCGTGGGTCGCCCTGGAGATCCTCACCAACACGCGCTGGGGCATGGGCGAGAGCGACGATCGCATCGACCTGGCGGGCCTGATCGAGTGCGCCCAGAACGTGCCGACGTGGAAGGATGCGGCCGGCGAGGAGCACCCGTTCGAGTGCAACATCGCGCTCGACGACGCGAAGGAGCCGATCGACTGGCTCCGGGCCGTGTGCGCGCTGATGCGCGTGACGCCCGTGCCCGCGGGGAAATGGTACTTCGTGCAGTCGCGGCGGCGGGACGCGGCCGTGGAGACCTTCGGCGACGGCTCGATCGCGCGGGACGATTCGGGGAAGCTGCTCATGTCGATCGGGTACCCGGCGGCGACCGGCGGCCGTGCCGGGGCCCCGAACCAGATCCGCATGCAGTTCGAGAACGCGGACAACGACGGGGAGAGCGACCTGGTCGTGTTCCCCGAGGCGGGCGACCTGTGGCTGGGTGAAGATTGGGACGGGGGCGCCGAGCCGCCCGTGCCCAAGACGGGCAAGTTCGTCGGCGAGATGCCCGAGGGCCAGGCGATGTCCGAGGCGATCTACGAGGCCAAGCGGATCCGGGCCCGCACGACGACGGTGGAGTTCACGAGCACCCGCCAGGCGGTGGTGTGCCAGCCGGAGGATCGCATCGACGTCGCCTGCTCGGTCGCCGGCTGGGGCGTCTCGGGCCGGCTCCTCACCGGGTGGCAGAGCCCGGGCGAGGATCCGAAGGGAGCGATCCGCCTGGATCGCGAGCTCGAGATCGAAGACGGCGTCGGCTACTCGGTGGTCGTGACGCACCGGGACACGAGCGTGGAGGTGGTGCAGCTGGACGTCGGCGTGGGGATCTACCCCGCGAACACGACCCTCGTGCTCTACGGCGAGGGGCTGGCGACGGCGCCCGCGGATGGGGCCGAGTACGCGATCGGCAAGACCGGCGTGCAGATGCGGCCGATGATCGTCGAGAGCGTGCGGGCCGAGCAGGCCGGGGAGAGCGGCGCCGACTTCCGATGGGTGATCGCGGCGAGCGCCTACAGCGCCGACGTATTCGACCCGGCCCAGCTGGACGTTTCCACGGTGAACTACTCGAACCTGGGCGGCCCGCGGACCGCGCCGGGCCCCGTGCTCTCGCTCACCGCCGTGCAGCGGATCGTGAACGGGGAGATGATCGTCGAGCTCGGGTGGACGCAGTCGCCCGCGGATGCGGCGCACACCAGGGAGTTCGTGGTGTTCCGGCGGGACAACGGCACGGTGACCTGGATCGCCCAGCCGGGCGTCACGGCCGGACGCACCCACGTGGACGTCACGATCGTGGAGCGCGACGTCGCGTACGACTTCATCGTCGTGGCCCGCTCGGCGCTGGGCGCCCAGCTCTCGCCGTACGACACGCGGCACCCGATCGTGAGCGTGGCGTTCGGGCTCGGGGTGCCGCCGCCGCCGGCGCCCTCGGGTCTGGCGATCACGCAGATCGACGGGAACGTGTACGAGCTCTCCTGGGATGCGGTGGAGAACGCGGCGAGCTACCAGGTGCTCGCCGGCGGGGACACGGGCACGGGCAGGCCCAACGACGGCGCGGAGGACTGCCTCGTGCTCGCCCGCACGGCCGCGACTTCGCTGCAGCTGGAGCTGCCGGCGGGGCGGAGCTGCACCTTCTACGTGCGATCGTGCACGCAGGCCGGCCGCCTGTCGTTCACCGCATCGAGCGTCACCGAGGCCTCGCCCGATGCGCCCACCGGGGAGTCGATCGAGGACACGCACGTAGCGGACTTCGCCGGCGGCGAGGGGACGTTCACGAACTGCGCGTGGAATGGCTCGGCGTCGCGGGTGGAGATCACCGACCCGACCGACGCGGGCGGGGGCGTGTGGGAGTCGGGCGCGATCGACACCGGCGCCGCGACGGCTAAGGAGATCTGCCTGCGTCCCACGACGGCCAACGCCGCCGAGGATCCGGACATCTTCGGAGATGGGCTCCCCTTCGGCGTGCCGTCGATGGAGGCCGACCAATGGGGCATCGTGAGCGGCGCCGGGGACACCGCCGCCGTCGGCATGCTCATGCCGCCGTGGCCGGACGATCAGCAGAGCTGGCTCTTCGAGGTGGCGACGTCGACGGACGGGACGAGCTACACCGACTACACGCCGCTGGCCTTCGGGGCGAGCCTGGCGGCGACGCTGCGGTACTACAAGGTGCGCGCGACCATGAAGCGGAAGGTCGCGGCCAAGCCCTATACGCCGGCGCTGGCGGCGCTGGCGATCGTGTGCACGAGCTGAGGAGATGATGGCCCATGCCCGTGATCGACGACATCGTGCCGAAGCTGGTGGAGAGCGGGTTCGTCGCCGAGCTCGCGGCGCCGCTGCTGGCGGCGATCGAGGCCGAGGGGCTGGACCTGGACGACGGCGGCGGGGCCTCGCCCCCGTTGGCGACGGCGGGGTACGAGGCGCGGCCGATCGAGGGGCGCTCGCCGTGGCTGGCGCACTCGGTGGCGATCGGGTCGATCGGCTCGTACCAGTGGATCGAGCTCGCGGGGGAGATCTTCGGGGAGGCGATGGTGGCGGCGGGTGGCGGCGGGAGCAGCGGATCACCCGCGTTCGCCATCGTTGATCTGCTCGGCGGGGACATCGGCGACGGCGATGTGAACAACTGGACCGGGGCCGCGGGCCAGACCTGCGTGCTCGTGCACAGTTCCTATGGATACGTCACGCTTCGCGGCATCGATTCCACGGGCGTGGCCGATGGGACGGAGCTCGTTCTGCTCGTGTATCCCAACGCGGACGCCTTTGCGCTGTCGTTCGAGGATGCGGCCTCGACCGACGTGAATCGCCTGTACGCGGACCCCGATTCGCTGGCCGCGAAGGTTGGGATACTTGAGCTCGATGGGAACGGCGTGCGAGTCTTCCGGTTCATCTACGGGCCGACCATGCCGGACGGCACGAAAAAGCGGTGGATGCTGGCGAGCGGGCCGGGGACCGAGTCGCAGTATCCGGGCACGAGTTCCGCGAAGCCCGCGAACGTCACTGGCGCGATCTCGGGGCACACCTACACATCCTCCGGGATGGACGTTTTCGGCGCAGGCAACCACGGGGCCGGTGCGGTGGCCTGTGCCGTCGACAAGGTTGGCGGGAGCGGATGGAGCGCCGTCGGCTATTCGCTCGACGGCGGCACGACCTGGACGACCTTCACCGACAAGGCGAGGTTTGTCGCCGTGAGCGGGGATTCGCTCAAGGTCCGGGGCACGAGCGGCGGAACGAGCGTGCAGTTCTACATCAACATCGGCAACGTTTTTTATATATGGCAAGTGAGCTGATCCGGCCGGGAGGCGATGATGGCGGCGAGCGATCGAGTGCTGGCGAGGCTGCGGGCGACGGGCATGAGCACGCTCGAGGCGCAGGCGGCGGTGGACTCGGTCGCCGCGGCCGGGTATACGCTCGTGCCGAGGAGCACGAGCTCGCCGGCGGCGCTCTCGGCGGGGCGGACCTCGTGGGTGCGGGCCCTGGCCGGTCGTTCGGGCGCGACCGTGCACGCCGTGAGCGCCGGCGAGGCCGGCTGGATGATCTGGGTGGAGCTGCCGGTCAAGGGCGGGGGCGTGCGGCGGCTGGCGCCGGTGTTCGCCGCGGGGGACGGGACGGCCGACCCGTTCGCGTGAGGCGGTCCATGCTGGCGACTGCTCGAAATCAGGTGACGCACGCCGAGCGAGAGCTCAGCCGTACTTCAATGCCGCCGCGGCGGCCCGCTTCTCCCAGAGCTTGACGTACCCGGCGGTGGTGCGGATGTCGCGGTGGCCGAGCAGGACCTGGGCGAGCTCGATGTTCTCGCGGTTGGCGATCTCGGTGGCGCAGTTGTGCCGGAGCTGGTAGGGCGTGAAGTGCGCCGCACCCTCCACGCCGGCGTCGATCGCCGCCTGGCAGGCCCGGGCGACGGCCCTGCGGTACGAGTCCGGGGTGTAGTGCTCGCCGAGCAGCTGCGGGGGCACGCCCGCGAGGCGGCGGCGGCCGCGGCGGGCGTCGGCGCTCGTGTACTCGGCGGTGGACCTCCGCTCGCGCCTGCGGTGGGAGAGCTCCTCGAGGGCCTCGGCGGGCTGGAAGTAGAACGCGGTGAGGTGCCGCGGGCCCAGCAGCGAGAGCAGCCGCATGACCCGCGGGCCGATCCAGACCCTCCGCCGCGGCACGTGCTCCTGGTGGTCGGTCTTGTCGGCGATCTCGGCGACGCTGTAGATCCGCACGCCGGGAGTCCTGGTCATCGCGAGATCGGCGGGCCGCATGTGGCAGAGCTCGTTGGGGCGCATCCCGGTGAGCAGCTGCACGTCGAGCATGATGCGGAGCACGCGGGAGAGCCGCGGCCGCACGGCGCGGATCGCGGATCGATCGACCGGCCGGCGCTCCACGCCCTCGCGCATGGGCCCGAGCAGCGGCGAGGGGGGACGGCCGCGGCCGATGGGTCGCACGCACTTGAGGCGCAGCCAGTGCTGGTCCGCCGCCAGGCCCTGCTCGCCGGCGAAGCGGAACATCCGGACGACGTAGCCGATGTAGGCGTTGAGGGTGCCCCGGGTGATGCCGCGGCCGAGCCGCTTGGCGATCGCGGCCCGCGTGCCGGTGAGCCACTCGGAGTCGGCGTCCTCCACGCGGATGCGGTCCCGGCCGGTGAGCTCGAGGAGATCGACCACCCGGCCGATCGCCGCGGCGGTGGGCGTCGGGCGGCCGCCCTTGATATAGAAGGATTGCGCGTAGGCGAAGTAGGCGCGGGCCAGGTGGGCGACGGTGCGGACGACCACGACCGACTCGCCGGGGATGCCGACGGCGATGGGGCCCTCGCAGGCAACGCCCAGCAGCTCGCGGACCTTCGCGCGGTAGGCCTGGTCGGCCTGCCGGGAACCCCAGGGCCCCAGGTAGTGGCGGCGGCGGTCAACCTTGATGTACGCGAGCGACCGCGGCTTGAAGAACCGCATCACCGGCAGATTCGCGCGCGGCATGGGACGATCTGCCGTGCCCGCCCGGGGGCTACGGCCTTTGTTTGCCGAACGGGATCGGGGGCTACGTCTCGGTAGCTCCCTTTGCTCGGAAGGCTCGGGGCGATCGAGCCTTCCGTAAGTCGGGGTGGGCGGATTCGAACCGCCGACCTTTTGACCCCCAGTCAAACGCGCTAACCAAGCTGCGCTACACCCCGATATGTGCCCAGAGCATAGGCGGCACTCACTGCACCGTCAGCCCTCGCAGGTACTGGTTCAGGTCGTTCCGCTGGTCGTCGAGCTGCTTCTGCAGCTTGCCCCTGGCGTCCCGATCCTCCTCCAGCTTCGTTTCCTGGTCGGTCAGAATGCCGTAGTACTTCGCGTACAGCGCGCTGTTCTTGTCGATCGCCCCCATGTTCTGCCGGATCCGCGATTGGTCCTTTTCGATCTCATCCATTTTCGCCGTCAGTTCCCCGATCTGCCGCTCGGTGGCCGCGATCGCGGCCTGCTTGTCCGCCGCCTTGCGCACGGCCTTCATCACGTCGTCCGAGAGCTTGCCATCCTTGTAGTACATGGCGAGCGTCTTCATGTCGAAGCTCGTCACCCCGACGTCCTCGAACCTCGTCCGCTCCTGCGACACGGTGATCTTCTTCGACTTCCCGGCCTCGATGGGGATCGTAAAACGGTACAGGTCCTGCGTCTGCTCCGTGGGCTTGTCGGTGTCGACGAGGTCGTACCCGGGCGCCTTCGGCTGCTCGAGAATGAGCGTGCGTCCGTGCCGCGTGTCCTTGTCGGCGAA